ATGAGCTTTTTGAACAATTTGAAAATCGTGTGGAAGGTTGCGCTGATCGTGACCGTGATGGGCTGTGCGATGGTCGCCGTTGCCGGCTTCGGCACGCGCGAACTGTCCGCGACGGTCGACGGGTTCGGCGAACTCTCCGCGGCGCAGTCGTCCGCGCTCAACCTGACGCGGGCCCAGCGCCGCGCCGAGACCTATCACGCAGCGCTCTATGCGGTCCTCACCGAGGCGACCGAGGCGGGCAACGCCAACCGTCTCAGGATCGCGACCCAGAACCGCGATGAAATCCGCCAATATCTCGACGCAGCCGAGCAGGACGATCCGTCCCGCGCGAGCCAGATCAAGAGCATCGGCGACCAGTTGAAAGCGGTGTTCGCCGGCTGCGACCCGGTGCTGAAGGCCGGCTCGCAGGCCAGCACGCCCGAGGAAAATGCCAAGGCCGCCGAGCGTGCGCACAAGGAGTGCGACCCGGTCATGGATGCGGCGCTGGCGCGCATTGCCCAGTTCGTCAGCGAGACCGCGCAGGCGGTCAGCAAGCGCAGGGACGCCATCAACCGCGATGCCCGGTCCGCCACCTGGACCGTGGTCGGGGTCAGCGGCGGCGGCCTGATCCTGGGGATCGCGATCGCGCTGTTCATCGGCCTCAACGCCATGTCCCGGCCAATTGCCCGCCTCAAGCTCGCCATGGAAGGCCTTGCCCGCAACGACCTCAAGATCGAGGTGCCCGAAAAGGAGCGCCGCGACGAGATCGGCGACATGGCCAAGACGGTCGAGATCTTCAAGACCAACGGGCTCGAGGTCGAACGCCTCAAGGCGGCCCAGGCCGAAGCCGAGAAGCTGGCCGCCGAGCAGCGCAAGCGCGACATGATCAACCTCGCCGACGGCTTCGAACGTGCGGTCGGCGAGATCATCGAGACGGTGGGCTCGGCATCCACCGAGCTCGAAGCGTCGTCCTCGACGCTGGCCACCACCGCGCAGCGCGCGCAGGAGCTGACCTCGGTCGTGGTGACCGCGTCGGGCGAAGCCTCCGGCAACGTGCAGTCGGTTGCGACCGCCACCGAAGAGCTGTCCTCCTCGGTCAACGAAATCAGCCGGCAGGTGCAGGAATCCGCGCGGATGGCGGGTGAGGCCGTCACCCAGGCCCGCACCACGACCGAACGGGTCAGCGAGCTCTCGGTCGCGGCCACGCGGATCGGCGACGTCGTCGAGCTGATCAACACCATCGCCGGCCAGACCAACCTGCTGGCGCTGAATGCCACGATCGAGGCGGCACGCGCAGGCGAAGCCGGCCGCGGCTTCGCGGTCGTCGCCTCCGAGGTGAAGACGCTGGCCGAGCAGACCGCGAAGGCGACCGGCGAGATCAGCCAGCAGATTTCCGGCATCCAGTCGGCGACCCAGGAATCGGTGAACGCGATCCGCGACATCTCCGCGACGATCGAGCGGTTGTCGGAAGTGTCGTCGACCATCGCCGCGGCCGTCGAGGAGCAGGGCGCCGCGACCCAGGAGATCTCGCGCAACGTGCAGCAGGCCGCGCACGGCACCCAGCAGGTCTCAACCAACATCACCGACGTGCAGCGCGGCGCGGCCGAGACCGGCTCGGCCTCCTCGCAAGTGCTCTCGACCGCGAAGATGCTGGCGACCGACAGCAACCGGCTGAAGGACGAAGTCGGAAAATTCCTCCGCACCGTGCGCGCCGCTTAAGCCCGGCGCGGCGGCATCCGCCCGCCGCGCTGACAGCGCCTATTGCATCAGGACTGCAAGCACGACGATAAACAGCACGGCCGTCATGATGACGGCCGTAGCCGCTCCGGCGACGATCTTGGCGTTCTCGTTGGCGGTGTTGGGGAGCATGGCCTGCATGCTACCTCATGTTGAACTTCGGTCCAATCTGTGGTCAGTGGCCGTCCCGCGGCGACGAGCGCCGGCGTCGACTGCCGAGTAACGCCCCATGGATGAAGACGACAGCGACGGCTGGGCCGCGTCTGCGGCCGCCTGGATCATCGAGCAGGGTGACGACGGCGATTACGGCCGCCGCTTCGTGCTGGACGCGCCGATGCGGGCCCGCATCGAAGGGCGCGGTTTTCGCAATGCGCTCGACGTCGGCTGCGGGGAAGGGCGCTTCTGCCGCATCATGCAGCGCGCCGGTATCCGCACCACCGGCATCGATCCCACGGAAGCGCTGCTCGCGCGCGCCAGGGAGTTGGACCCGCATGGCGACTATCGGCTCGGCCGGGCCGAGACGATGGAGGCTGCCGCGGAATTCGATCTGGTCGTGAGCTATCTCAGCCTGATCGACATGCCAGATCTCGGCGCCGCGATCGCGAAGATGGCCGCGGCGCTGCGACCGGCGGCACGCTGCTGATCGCCAACCTGACCAGCTTCAACACGGCGGGGCAGCCCGACGGCTGGACGCCGGACGGCGAGGGCGCCTTGCGCTTTGCGATCGACCGTTACATGGACGAGCGGCCGATCTGGGTGAGCTGGCGCGGCATCCGGATTCAGAACTGGCACCGCCCGCTCAGCACCTACATGACGCTGCTGCTCGGCCACGGCCTCCAGCTGCGCCTGTTCGTCGAGCCGGAGCCCAGAGGCGGCGACCCCGACAGAAATGCGCTTCATCGCCGGGTGCCTTACTTCCACATCATGGAGTGGCAGAAGCCGGCTTGAGGACGACGGGATGAAGATTTCGGCTGCCACGCCACGCCTGCTAAGGTGGTCGCGACGAACGCATGATGTGAGGATCGGCCGATGATCGCAAACCGTCCGCCCGTGCTCGCCCACGAACGCTTCGCCGCCGACCGCGAGAACTTTGCGGGCCTCGATCTCGCCGCGCGGTTCGAGCGGATCGAGCGGACGAACCTGTGGGGCGCGACAACCTCGGTCTCGGGCCTCGGCTCGGAGGACCCCGCGACCGCTGCGATCCGCGATGCGCTTCCTGCCCTGCTGCAAGAGCTCGGTGTGCGCTCGCTGCTCGATGCGCCCTGCGGCGATGCGGGCTGGATTGGCCGCATCAAGCTCGATATCGACTACACCGGCATCGATATCGTGCCGTCGCTGATCGCAGCCAACGGAGCGCGTGCGGCCCGCGGCGAGCTCGCCGGCCGCTTCCGCGTTGCCGACATCACGCGCGATGCTCTGCCGCAGGCCGACATGATCCTTTGCCGGGACTGTCTGGTGCATCTGAGCTTCGGCAACATCGCCCGTGCCGTCACCAACTTCCGCGCCAGCGGCGCGCGCTTCCTGCTGATCACGACCTTTCCCGAATGGGATGCCAATCGCGATTGCGAGGACGGCGACTGGCGCGCGCTGAACATGGAGGCCGCGCCGTTCAACTGGCCGGCGCCGCGCGAACTGATCAACGAGCGCTGCGAGGAGGGCGCTGGCGGCTGGCGCGACAAGAGCCTCGGGCTGTGGCGGCTCGATGAACTGCCGGAACCGCAGTTCCAGACGATTATCCGCTGACCGCGACGGCGGCGGCTGTCGCGCGACGCCGGTCGGCGAGCCGGTTTCCAACCGCGATGAACGGCGTCTCGATCAGGCGCCAGGTGAGGCTCGATGTCACGCAGCACACCGCGAGCGCACTGAACCGCCAGACTTCGCACAGCCAGTTCGGCAAATGGCTGAACTGCTCGCCGAGCCACCAGCCATAGTACAGGATGATACCGTGCAGGAGATAGATCGAGTAGGAGGCGTCTCCAACCTTCACCAGCCAATGCAGGGAAGGGTGCGTCCAGGGCAGTTTGACATGGACCAGGCCCAGCAGCATGACGGTGAGGCACAGCGTCGTTGCGAACGCAAAGGATAGCGTCGGCGCCAGCCAGAGCGATATCAGCGCCAGCGTGCCGCCGCCGAGCGCGCACCATGCGGCGAGTGGTGCGATTCCCACATGCCGGCTCAGCATGAACACCAGCACGCCTCCGAGGAAATCGGCCTGATAGGTCGAGACCAGGTGGAACGACCACGGATTGCCGAAGACATATCCCGCCCAGGCGAGAGCAGCGAGCACCAGCGCAAGCCCGCGAACGCCGACCAGCGGGATCGTCAGCGCCGCCAGCGCGTAGAAGACGATCTCGCGCTCGAGCGTCCAGCTCACCGAGTAGGCGGGCGATCCCGCCTGGGGCAGCAATGTCAGGGAGTACAGATATTGCCCGAGCGTGACGGGATCGGGATGCTTGCCGGCCCAGATCATCAAGGCGATGACACCCATGACCGTCCAGTACAGCGGATAGAGGCGGAAGGCGCGCTTGATGAAGAACGCGCGCAACGTGAAGGATGGTTTGGCGACGACCAGACAGATCACATAGCCGCTGATGGCGAAGAACAGATCGACGCCGAGATGACCCCAGTCGCTCAGGAACGGGATCGGGTGCTGGGCGAAAGACGGGAATGACCGGGTCGCGACATAGGAGTGATAATAGGCGACACTGAGCGCAGCGATCGCGCGGGCGGCCTGCAACCCCTCGAGCTTGTGTTCATTTGCCATATGCAACCAAGACTAGTTTGGGTCCTCAAGCCTGTCAAACCGCGGGCAATGCAGCCGGGCAGGGTGTGCGCCGTGCGTCCCGCAGGTGAGAAGCAAGGAGCAGGAGTGTCTTCGATGATCGATGCCAGATGCGGTTGCGGTGCCGTTGCGCTTTCGCTCCCTGGGCCAACCAAACTGGTGGTGGCCTGTCATTGCATCGATTGCCAACGGCGGACCGGAGCGCCGTTCGGGGTCGGTGCGTTCTACCCGGTTGAGGCCGTCACGATCTCCGGGGCGCCGAAGGAATATGTTCGTGCCGCCGAAAGCGGGGGCAAGGTCCGCTTCTATTTTTGCTCCGCGTGCGGCTCGACGGTCTATTGGAAGGCCGACAATCTGCCAGCGATGATCGGCGTTGCTGTCGGCGCCATCGCAGATCCAGATTTTCCCGCGCCGATCAAATCGGTGTTCGAGCGATCGAAACATGCATGGGTTGACGTCGGCGGGGCAAGGGTCGAGCGCTCCCAGCAAAGCAGTGTGCCGAGGAGCCCAGGCTGAGGATCTCGCACGTCGCGGCAGGCCAGGCCCTGGCGCCGAGATATTGGATCATTCCGTCAGCGATTGGCCGGAAGCCGCCTCGCGCGGTGAGATCGCATTGAGAGCGGCCGTCAATCCAATTCTTTCGGCGAGCTCGCGCTTTGTCCTCAAGGAGAGGTTGCGGCGAAGATGTCCGCCGTCACGCGAAAGAAACTCGCCGTTGATGGCGACGTCACAGGCGTCAGCGCTGCACAATTTTTCTGTCGGTGTCAGCACGATGGTGTTGAGAACCGATGCCGCAACGTTTTTCAGCATTGTGTCGGTTTCGGTCGAAAAATTCCGGACGGCGACGGCAGCGGCGCCGCCCCCAAGAATGAACTGGAGATGGTCACCGCAACAGCACGAAGACCATCGATATTGGACCGATAGCCCGGCTTGACTGAAAGTTTCATTCCAAACGCAACCCAGTGTTTTTAATTGGTTGCTTGATAGCATTGCAACCCAAACTTGAGCAATGCCGACATGCCTTGTCGGGCGCGCTATTCGCGCAGCGTCAGGCGAGCGAATGTTCGCGGATTTCGCCGATTGCGGTTGCGACTTTTGGACGCTCAAGCCTGGGCTCAGCGCGTGGGGCGGGGCGCGGTGCGATATGCCAGGCGAACGCCGATCAAAGCCGTCGGGGGTTGGCGTGCCTGCCGATACAAGCCGCCGTGGCGGCCGCGGGATCGAGCGTGGTGCCGGCTGAGGGGATTGAACCCCCGACCTTCGGTTTACAAAACCCGGCGAACACACGGGATGTCGAATGTGAAAGCTACTGAAGCGCAGGGACTTCTTTTAAGGTTTGTGATCCTGAACCGAAGGTCGGTTTCCTGATTTCGATCCTGCTGCGGTCTTGCCGAGAGTGACCGTCTGCACCTCCTCCGGCGTCAGATAGGCTAGGTACATCTCGGTCGTCTTGATCGATGTATGGCCCAGCCGCTGCTGCAAAACATAGATGGACCGGCCGCTTTTCAGCCAGTTGACGGCGTGAAGGTGGCGCAGATCGTGGAACGGGAAGGGCCGAAAATCCTGATCCTGTTTTTGGGCCTGTTCGGCAACGGCCTCGACGATGCGACCGAAGTTCGACGAGGCCTGGCGATACCGCTCCGCCCTCCGCTGTCCAAGCCGGCTCCGAGGGCCAGCCTCTGCCCGGTGCCAGAACAACGCCTTGGTCTCGATCGAGGCGGGCAGCGAACTCAGAACCTCGAATCCGAAGTCTTCTCCGGCGTCGATCAGGTCGATTACGCGCAGCTTGTTGCGCTTTCCAATGATCGTGAGCTGCCGGCGGTCCCGATCGAGATGGGCCCGGTCGGCTTTGACGAGCTCGTCCAGGCGCGCGCCGGTCTTGAGGGCGGCCCGGATCATGCCGGCGAACAGTGCCGGGGCGCGCTCGATCACCATCTCGACGTGGGCCATCAGCGGCAGGACGATCGGGTCGCGCCGTTCCTGCAGCCGCGATCGGCGCCGGCGGCCCGGCTTCAGCCACGTGATGACAGGGTTATCGTCGCGCCAGCCCTCATCGACCATCCAGTCGCAGACGCTTGAGAGGGCCGTGAGGTCGCGTTTGATGGTGGCTATCGATGCGGTCACCGGATGCTTACGGCCCTTCGGCACGGCCGGCACGTCGCGGCGGCTCTCGACGATGCTTCCAATCAGGGCTTTGTCGATCTCGTCGACGTAGAGGCCTTGCAGATGCGGCGCCAGAACGTCCAGGGACGTCACATAGCGCTTGAAAGTGCTCTCGCTGATCTGCGTGGGGATGAACTTTCCCCAGCCCTGCAGCGCCTCCTCAAAGGTGCGGCGCTGGTCACCATAGCGCTGGGTGGCTACCGCGCGGTCGCGCTCCGCTTTGCGGCGGCTTCTCGCAACTGCCGGATCGTCTGTGCGTAGAGACCATTTGACGTCGAGTCCGCCGGTTTGAATGCGGCCGTAGAGGACGCCGTCACGCCAGAAACAGCCCTTTGGAGCCTTCCGGCCTCCCTTGCCCTTTGGCATATCTCGGTCTCACGCGCATGGTTGTACTGGTCGAGCAGGGCGGCATCAAAGGTCCAGATGCCGCGGGGTTTGGCGGCGCCGGGGATCTGGCCCCGGGCCGCCATGTCCCGCACTGTACGGGCCTCCAGGCCAAGGATCGAGACGGCCTGGGCGATTTTTACCCGCTTTCTTGGAAGGTCGGCAGTGCTCATCGTAGACACCCCGGCTGCCGGCACACCTCCCCTTGGACCGCCCCGCACGCCAAGCAGCTGCCGTCAAGGTCCACCTCGTCGGTGGCGCATCGCTGTGGCAAATCCTCATCCTCGCGGGTGCCGCGCTCGATGGTGACGATGGAATGGAGCATGCCGGCGACCATGGCCTCGCAGGCGTCAAGGTCGAGATGGCGCACGCCGCGCGCCATCAGGTCGCGTTGCAGGGCGCAGGCCATGGAGATGCTGACGATGCTCATTGAGGCCGCTCCGAAAGGTCGTGGGGGCCGCTGGCGCGCATCATGGCGAGCATGTCGTCATGGGCGTCCTGGCGCTCTGTTGGGGTCGCGAACGGGCCGAGTGCGGCCCAGTGACCGCGATCGACGTAGATGTCGAGCCAGTACTGGCCGATAGCCTGGCGGTGGACGTATTCGACGAGGCTGCCGAGCTTTTCGGTCACTCTGCTGCCTCCATGAAAAGAGGCATGGGCGCCATCGGCCGGATGGGTCGTCGTACCTTGCGCGGGATGTAGTTCGCGCCGATCAGATCCTCGGCCTCAGGCGGGCAGACCGAGTTGCCGCACATATAGCCCTGCTGCTCGGCTGTAAACTTGATCTCGGTGCCGTCCTCGAGGACGCCTCGGTCGATGATGTAGTCGGACCGGAAGCCCTGCGCCGTGAAGCGCTCGCGCGCCGTCAGCATCCGCATGCCGATGTCGACGATGACGAAGGTGATGCCCTCGATCTCGACGGTGACGAACTCGCGATCGTCCCAATAGCCGTGTGCCCTGAGGAAGTCGGCGACCTTGCGGGCCTTGTCCCAATGCTCGGGACCGAACGGCGGAAGCGCTGCGGTTGCCTCGACCAGGCCGAAGCGCGGTTTGGCCGTCACCGTGTGAAGCGGGTCATCGGCACTCTGGCTCGGTGTTCCTGTGCCGTAATATTTGGCGAGGAAACCCATGATGGCAGCGTGGTGCAGTCCGCCTGATGTCGTCGTGTGCAGCGGGACGTCAGCCGGTGCACCGCGGCGGTCCGTGCCGTGCATGTTGACCATGTGAACCGCAGCGAGGGACTGCTGGCTGCCGGCGGCGGTGATGGTCGAGACCGGTTCGTCGACGGGGTGGCCGGCGTTGCCATGGCCTGTGCGGCCGTCGATGTTGTGCTGCGCCATGAAGGCTGCGACGACGCTGAGGTTTGCACCGCCGGCGGTGAGCGTGTGGGCAGGCTTCTCGGCCTCGTTGAAGGGTTTTTGCGAGTTGCGCATCGTGGCGAGATGGACCGCGGCGACACGGCCTTCGTTCCCACCGGCCACGATCGTAGCCAGCGGCTCATTCGCAGGTCGGGTCCGGGGATCGTGTCCCGGCTTTTCCATGTAGCGAGGGACCATCATCGGCGCGACGATGCAGAGGTCCGGCTTTCCTGTCTGCGTGATGATCGGTTCACCGGCGCCCTTCGCCTCGGTCTGCGCCGCGCGACCGCCGCAGCCAGCCAGCACCGGCGAGACGATTGCGAGCTCGCCTCGTTTGGCTGTGGTGATGGTGCGCAGCGGCTCGTCTGCACTGTGTGTGCGCGGCGGTCCGCTATGGGTAATTGGCACGATGAAGGGCCGCGCGGCTTCGAGGACGTAACGATGCGTTCCCTTGGCGACGCGTGCCATGGTGTTCTCGACGAGCGGGCGAATGGCGCGGATGCCGTACTTCGCCTTGATCTCTTTGGCGGTGTCGAAGATCGACGGGCAGGGCAGCGACCAGTCGATGCAGTCGGCGGCCGTCTTCCATGGTGTGAGAAGTCCAGCCGCGATCTTGGCGGCGTCCTCGGCTTCGTTTGGATTGCCGCGCGTCGGTTCCGGCCAGACGATCGGCTCGCCGTCGCGGCGCATGATCATGTAGAGCCGCTTGCGGATCGTGGCGGCCTGCATCTTCCGGCCGGCGCGCCAGGCGCGGCGCTCGCGCCATTCGACGACGTAGCCGAGCGCTTCCCATGAGGCGACGAATTGCTTGAAGATGACGCCCTTCTGGATCGGGCAGCGCTTCCCTCCTTCGAGCAGCGGCGACCAGTCCTGGAACTCCTCGACGTTCTCGAGGAAGACGATGCGGGGCCGCTGCCATACCGGCAAGGCCTTGACCCAGCCGAAGCAGGCCCAGGCGAGCCCGCGGATGTTCTTGTCGCGCGGCTTGCCGCCCTTCGCCTTGCTGTGGTCCTTGCAGTCCGGCGACATCCAGAGCATGCCGACCGGCCGGCCATCGCACATGCTGATGGCGTCGATCGTGACGACGTCTTCGACGTAGTGCTCTGTCTTGGGATGGTTGATGCGGTGCATCGCCAGCGCGAACTTGTCGTGATTAACGGCGATCGTGGGCGAAAAGCCGAGAGCGGCTTCGTGGCCTTCCGACGTTCCGCCGCCGCCCGCGAAGCTATCGATCGTAATCTCGTCGAGAAGTTCAAAACCCGTCAGATCGAGGCCGGTCCTTATCATTGACCTGCCTCGCACATCTCCATCGCCACCACATGCTCGGTCGCAACCTGCCTTGCATCAGTGACCAGCGCGTGAACCTCGAAAGGCGCGTAGCCGAATGACGCCAGCACCATGATGGAATCGGAGTGGTCGACGAAGGCGCCGGTCTCGACAAGGCGCGAAGCCATTTCGGCGACCTTGGCGATGCGCTGGGCGCGGACGGCATCGAGGAAGAGGGAGCCGTCGATCAAGGGATGTATGGTGATGACGCTCATCTGCATCACGCCCAGAAGATTCGCGCGCAGTGGCAGCACACAACATCGCCGCAGGAGCCGATTGCATGGTGCCGCCCGTCCGGGCTGAGCGCGCAACGAGCGCTGGTGCCGAACGGATCCTCGATTGCGGCGATGACGTTGGCGATCTCGCGCTCGCCGACGAAACTGATGATGCTGGCAGGTCGCTCGGCGTGGCGGGCCGGTGTGCGGGCGATTTGCATGGTAGTCGTCCCTCTGGCGGTTGAAGATCGCGAGGAGGGCGGCGGCGATACGCCACGTGCTGCCGCCCGGCCGCGCTGGTGAACTCAAGCGAACTGGTTCCGGCTGTCGTGACGGGCATGGGCTGCGCGATACCCGCGATAGCCATTCCGCTTCGCGGCCGCGCGCTTGATGGCTTCGTCGAGCACGTCGCGTGTGGCCTGGTTGAAGAGATCAGGGTTGATGAAGCGTTCGCGCAGGCTCTTCTGCGCGGCGAAGGTTTTCGACATCGTCGCCACCAGGATGCTGCGATCGAACGCCTCGATCGTCAGCATCGCCTTCGGCACCCACAGGGCGCGGCTGTAGATTCCACAGTCGGAGACGAGCAGGGCCTTCTCCGTTTGCCCATGGCGCACCAGCACCAGGGCCGTCCTGCCGGGGCTGGTCGCCAGGACGGCCCTTCGGCCACAGCCGCGAGTTGCTATCCCCGCGGTGAAGGTGTCGATGGAATGGGCGATGTTACGCATGACGCTACTTTCCTTGCGCTTGTGATGAAGCTTGATCATGCGACCTCCAAGAGGTCGCGGCGCGCATGAAAGCCCGAAAGCTTGCAGGCGAGATCATGCAACGCTTGGGATTTGTCTTGATGCTTGGTGACGCACGCTGTCGTGTATCGATCGGGGCGCGCCTCGTAATAGTCAGCCTGTGACTGGCGTCGGCTGATCGCCATGTCGAGGGCTTCGAGGAGCAGCTGAAGTTCGGCGACGGTCAGGGTCATGCCGCCTCGTCCTGCAAAGCCGGCAGCGACCGCAGCTCGGCCGACGCGAGTAGCCAGTTAATGTGCAGCGCCTCGAAAATGGCGGGCTCAGACGCAGCGGCGCCGCGCCGGAAGGCGCTGAGCACTTCCTGCTCGATCGACGCGATGGTTTCGCGGGTTTCTTGATAGCGGCGCTGAGCGGCGCGCTGCGCGATGTCGGCCAGCCGGCATTTGTCGATCAGGTTGTCGCGCTGGACGACGGCCCAAATTTGATCCCAGATCGCCGATTGCGCCTTCGACGTCCGATCGAGCGCGCGGTGTTCGTCGCGGCGGGTATCTTTTTTGGCCGTGACGGGATTTGAGTGGATGACGTCCTCGGGCTGGCCGTGTCGATCAAGCCAGACGTGGAAACGGCGATCGCCGATCGTCCAGTGAATCGTCGGCTGCCCGCCGATCCCGCCGGTATGGACGTGGATGTCCTCGATCTTCGGCTTGGCGGACGGCATGGAAGGCTCCCGTGAAGTGGTTCACGGGAAGATATTTCCCACAGAAATAATCTGCCGTCAATAAAAACATTTCTGTGGGAAATGTCATCGGGCGCACAGCGCCATCGAGCCGATTTTTGGCTGCGCAGGTTAGGCCCGCAGGCGCTGTTTCTGAAGGATCGCTTCCTGGGCTTTGGGCGAGAGCTTCTTGAGCGCGTCCAGCTCCGCCTTTCGCGGGAGCGGACGGTAGAAGTCGTTGATCGTGACCTTCAGGTGTTCGGAAATCCGCAGCAAATAAAGCACGTTAACGTTGGGCTTCCGGTTGGCGATGATGTTGGAAACATAGCCTTGGCTGCATCCCGCGATCTTGGCCGCCTCCGTCACGTCCAACTCGAAAAAGTCGAGCCACTGGCCGAGAAACATCTGCGGAAGGTCTTCGTCATCATGCTTGCCCATGAGCCATTTTAGGATGCTCGGCACCGGCGCCGACGTTTCCCGGAGAAATATTGCGGCTTGACTGGAATCATTTCCGGGGGAAATACTCTCACCCATGTCTGATTCGCACCCGATGCTCCGCTGGGCGGCCGAGAACGGCAAAACCGTCAAGGAATTGGCGGCCGCGGCGGGCTGTTCGGACTCGCACATGCGAAACATATTCGCGGGCCGCAAGGAAGCGTCTCTTCGGATGGCTGTGCGTCTGAGCGAGTTCTCGGGTGGGGTGGTGCCGGCTGATGCCTTCTTGCGACCCGAAGGAGCCCGCGCATGACGCCGCACGGGAAAGCGAACCACTGTACCCATACTCAACCCCCGCTTGTTCTTGCTTGTTTGTCCTATCCTGATGGGGGCAACAGGAACCTTCAACAGAAATCTTCACATATCCGTCAAAGTGCGGAGGATGTGTCCCGGGACGAAACAGGTTTTGCGCGCTCAGGTTGCGCAGCCGCGCAGGAGCGTCAGGCCGAGCGCGACCACGATCAGCGCCGCCATGCAGATCAGCGTGCGATAGCCGGTACGGTTGATGCGCTTCATGAGAATTTCCCGACAGGAACAGTGCAGCGTTGCGGAGCCGTGCTGCAAGTTCGATCGACAGCGTCGCGTTGCGTGAGAGGTGCGTCAGAATGTCCATGGCCGAATCGTGCACATTGCCGCCGGTGCGGCCAAGGAGAACACGAAGAAATCGATTTCTTCGAAACCTCCGGCAAGAAAATCTTCCTCCATTCGGACGCGTCTGCGTCGCGCTATTCGGCATCGACAAGCCCGGTCTCGCGCTCGCGCAGAAGGCCGGCTGCACAACGCGCCAGGCTGATCTGTACATCGACGGCAGCACGCCGCCTTCTTACGAAGCGCTCATGGTCGTGCTCGACGAGCTGCGGCCTCGGCGGCGCGGTTGAGATAATTGACGGCCGGCATGCCCGGGGGAATGCAAATGTCGGCGACCGGATCGGCCGTACCCGGCGTCCCGCCCATCCGATGGATACGATATCCGGAGGTCCGACAGGCCCGTCATTCGAATGCCGTAGCGAAAGCAACCAGAGGCAAGTCCGATCGGCTGGCAAGCCACATGGGCCCCGTAAGACCACGGTCAATCCCGGTCGGAAGGTTGTGAGTAGGCGCGACTGCCGCGCAGCAGTCTGCCCGCGGGGTGATGAGCCCCGCGGTTCAATTCGGGAATACCCCAGAGGCGTCAGGTACAGCTCGCAAGGCTCCCTGCGGAAAGGCCGTACGCACCTCGGTGCCGATGACCGATCCCTCGCGGCACTCAGTGCGCGCCTCGACCTTTTTGCAGGGTGGAGCAGCCCGGTAGCTCGCAAGGCTCATAACCTTGAGGCCGTCAGTTCGAATCTGACCCCTGCAACCAATTTTCGCGGTGAGGCGGGCGGCGACGCTCGCAAACAACCATCTATGGCAACGCGGCTGATGCCACCGCGCCCGCGGAGCGAGATTTCAGTTTGGGCCGCCGTAGCTACAGCAGGTGCACCACGCGGGACTGCTGCATCCCGGCTCGCTTCAGCGGGCGCGGCCCAATTCAGTTCGGACGACGGCCTTGGCATCCATCAGCCCGGGTCAATGACACGGGGTACCAGAGCAAAGGTTCAAACTCCGTCGGGAAGGGCGCGTGATCGCGCTATGTGCCCCGCCGTCGTCCGGAGCTTTGCGGGGAGGGCGGCATGAGCGAGGCCGACGGCGATATCAAGTTCGAGCCGGCCAACATGGGTCAGGCACTCGGCGTCCTGGTCGATGTCGTCGGCTGCTACATCAGCGCCGCGCACACGGCGGCATTTGCCGACGATCGCAAGAAGTCCGCGCAGGTCAACCTTACACTGTTCCTGCACGGCCTCTGCATGCGCTCGAAGTACAAGGCCGAGACGGCCGACATCCTGGACATGGTCAGCGCTGAGCTTCGCAGGTCGACGCAAGAGGAAGCGGGCGCCGATGCAATGACCGCTGATCTCTTGAAGCCAAACGGCAATGACGGCGTGGTCAATGCCGAGATCTGCTTCGGTTCACTCCTGCTCGTCGGCGACGTCGACGTCTCCCCGGAGATGGTCGCGACATGGGCGCAGGATCAGATGGACCTCGCCTATGACTGGGCGATGCGCGTTCATCTGCATGCCAGCGACAACAACGACGTCTTCGTCCCCGAGCGACCCGACTTCATTCCGAGATCCGTGAGGCCATCCAGCACCGATAGCTGAAATCCTCGCGCCCAGTTCAAGTAAGCGTCACCAGCGTATCCCGACATCACCCGCAATTGCACCCGTCCGGTCACTTCCGGACGTGAGCCTCTGCGTCCCTGCAACAGGAGGGCATCTCGATGCTTGCCGACCAGTCGTTGCTTCACGCCGCCATTACCGCGTGCCTGGTTCACGTCCAGGTCGGTTCGCTGGTGTGGTTCTGGGTCTATTGCCGCGGGCGCCTGGTGCACGTCTACGCGACCGAGCTGACCGGCGCCGGCGACGTGCTCGACTTCATCGGCAACGCCCTGATCACGCTGGTGCTGATCTGTGGCTGGCCGTTCATGCTGATCGCGCTTCGCAAGGGCAAGCTGCAATGACGAGCGCCGAACACGAGCGGCGCAGGCTGATCGAGCGCAATGCCTTGCGCGGCTATCGCGCCATGCCATCGGGTCCGTCCAAGGCGGATATGCAGCGCGATCTTGAGCAGGCCGTCCGCAACACCGCAGCGACTCCTGCGAAGGAGGAGCAAACATGATCCGCATCATCGACATCCTGGCGGCGCTGCTGCCCGTCATTCTCATCGTGATCGCGCTGCTGCTGGTATGCGCGGTACGGATCGTCCGCCGAGGGGCCGCGTCCAGGTCTTCGCTTTCCGCGGCAGCGGACGATCCGTTCTTCTTTCCGTTCGGCGAGGTGCCGACCCTACCGCGCGAGCGCCAGATGGTGGCGCGCGACTTCCGTGCGTGGGGCATTCCTCTGCGCACCAAGCCTTCCGCAGGCGCCCTCCGGCGGAACGAGAACGGCGGCCGTCCCTCCTCCCTCTCGAGGACGGCCGTCGTTCTCACTTTTCGCAAGAGAGGTGCGTGATGCAGCAACACCTCACCCGCATCGAGCAGGCCAACCTCATCGCGGGCCACGCCGTCTCCTACGCCACCGCCTATCTCGACGGGCGCCACAATGCGCAGCAGCTCGGCGACAACGCCGACCGGCTTTTCCTCGATCTCCTGGTGGTCGAGACACCCGAGACCAGCACCTTCCTCATCCCGGTGCAGCTTCTCGTCATCACCATGATGCGCACGGCGAAGTGCGCGCGCGATCTCTCGCAATGGCCGTCGCGGGAGGATCGTTGGCAGTCCGTCATCGCTTCCCTTGTCGAGCTCGTCACCCACGAAAGCCGCCATCTTACGAAGGACCGCGCATGAAGCCGCTCTCTCAGTCGCTGACGGAGCTGATCGTCTTCACCGAGGAAGTGGTGACGAAGCCGGCGCGCCATCATGGCCTTGCCGCCGATTTGCGGTTCACTTCGCTCGCCCAGGAGATCCGCGCCGCCGACCGTCGCCCCGCCAGCGAAGGCGTCCGCTGCACCCATGCCGGCATGGCGATCGTGGCCAGTACCGAAGGCTTTTTCGCCGGCGACATGGACCCGGGCTCGCGCTGGCTCGCCGCGATCGGCGCGCTCCTGCCGGCGCTGCGCGTCGAGGCCTGGCAGCAGGTGAAGAACGAGAAGGCGGCGACGCAGGAGACGCGGCGATGAGCGTGCAGATCACCCACTATTCCGGCATTGATGGTACGCCGGCGGTCGCCTTGGCGCTGCGCGGCCAATACGAAATGATCAATGACGGCGGCGAGCAGGCCGTCGGCTTGCATCACAGCTACAATGGCATCTTGGCGTCTATCGATGGCAAGGCCGTTGGCGTCATCATCTGGTTCGAACAGAAGGACAGCCACCGGCTTTGGCTCCAGCTCGGCTATGTCCTGCCGGAGCATCGCCGGAACGGCATCTACAATATGCTTTGGGATCAGTTGGTCGACAAGGCGCGAAAGCTGGGGGCCTCTGCGATCTGGAGCGGCACGGCGATCGGCAACGATGCGATGCGGGCCGTCGCGCGCAAACAGGGCCGGAAGGAAATCGCGGTCAGCCTGAAGTTCGACGTGCCGGAGCTGGCTCGACAATGAGCCCGCAAGCCCAGCCGCAGGCACAGGCCTATCCCCTGAATTGGCCGTCCGGCTTCCCGCGCTGGAAGCACGGCCGCGGCGCCGGCACATTCAAGACCAACTTCGAGACGGCGCTTCGCAACGTCAAGAAGAGCCTCGAGCTGTTCGCCAAGGACAGCGGCAAGAAGATCGAAAATCCGATTCTGTCGAGCAACATCGACTTCAACCCGCTAACCCACAACACCGGCACCCGCCCGGCTGATCCCGGCGTCGCGGTCTGGTTTGCCTGGGACGGTCTTCAGGTCTGCATCGCGGTCGACCGCTATGACAGCCCGGCGGCGAATCTGCAGGCAATCCACCACATCATCGAAGCCCGCCGCGTTGAGCTGCGCCACGGCACGCTCGCGCTGGTGCGCGCGACCTTCTCCGGCTTCCAGGCGCTGCCGGCGCCGAAGGGCAAGCACTGGCGGGATATTCTGGAGATCGGCCATGGCGTGCTCGTCACCAAGGGCGCGATCGAGGGCAACTACAAGCGCCTGGCGCAGGCCTATCACCCCGACCGCGAAGGCGGATCGATCGACAAGATGTCCGAGCTCAACGCCGCGCGCGATGCGGCCATCGCGGAGATCGGGTGATGCGCCAGGATCCCGACGAAGTCGCCCCGCTGGTCGACGCCCGCCTCGCCGAAGCGCTGCGGCAGGTCGGCCAGAGCCCGCTCGGCATGCCCGCAACCGTCGATACCTTCCGCGCCATGCTCGATCGCGCGGGGCTGGCTCTGGTGCTCAAGCACAATCCCGATTTTCGTCATTCCGGCCTGGAGCCGGTGAACATGGAGCATGACACATGAACGCAACTGCGAAGATTGAGGACGCCACACCGCTGCTCGCCAAGATCGACCCGGCGGCGCCGGTGCTCAAGGTCGAGGGCCTTGGCCGGTTGCAGATCAAGGCCGGCACGTTCTTCAACGGCGGCGGTTTCTCGGCCGACACCGAGGTGAAGATCACCTCGCTCGAGCCCGGGACCGACTATGTGGTGCGGATCTCGGGCGACGGCCCGGTCGCCGTGCCCTATGCCAATCGAGGCGATGATCCGTTCATCGGTGGCTTTCACTTTGCACCAGGCGGCAATGCCGAGGCGCGCAAGGGCGGCGACACCGTGCCGGCGATCAACCCGTACTCGCTCTGGGATCACAATTTCCGCCCCGCGTGCCTGGACCCGCGCGGCATGGTGCTGGTCGAAGCGCCCGGCCATCGCTTCTGGTGCGATATCTACCTGACCGGCGCCGAGCATTTGGAGAACGGCACCAGCGCCTTCGACGCGCTGATCGCCGATGGCCGCGATTGCCCGACCGATCCGGCCACCGGGAGGCGGTTCAAGCGCTTCGACTACGCCGCGGCCTGCGCCGTGATGAAGCACCACGGCAAGCAGCTGCTGTCGTTCGAAGAGTTCGCCGCCGCAGCATTCGGCGTCACCGAGCGCACCGCGACGAACAGCGATCCGGTGCGAACCAACCTCGACGCCCCGCGCACCAGCAAGTTCGGCCTGATGCAGGCGGCCGGCAACATGTGGGTGTGGGGCCACGATGGCGATCCCGACGAGCCGCGCGCTTCGATCCTCGGCGGGTCCTGGTGGGTCGAGGGCGACGCGGGCTCGCGCCTCGCGGGCCTCGGCGACTGGGCGGACGACTCGGGCGAGAGCATCGGCGCCCGCGGCCGCAGTGACCACCTGCAAACCTGATCCCGCGTCGCGACAGCGACGCGTCTCCTCGAGGTGAAGCGGATTCGATGATCGTCAGGGACGACAATTCGGCGACGGAAGCCCTGGCGATCGTCGAGAAGTACGAGGCTTTCGTGACCTATCTCTATCCGATCCTGCAAAACAGTCCGCGCAAGCATGGCGTCCTCAGGGACACCGTGCTTGCCCAGATGTTCACGCCGATCGGAGGTCTCTACCACGCGGCGAAGTCGCGGCAGATCTCGAGGCTGTTTGCGATCGATGCCGAGTTCGCCACGCTGCGCGCGCTGCTGCGTTTCCTGGCGCGCGGCGAGATCAAGATCCTGACGCCGCATCAGCATGTCACCGCACTCGCGCTCCTGGCGCAGCCGGGCGGCATGCTGAACGCATGGCAGAAGAAGCTTGCGGCATCGGGCACGAACAGGGTTCCGCACGCCGCCGGCGTGCGGAAGGGGGAGGCGGGGCAATGATGTCGCCGCGCGCTTCGATCCTCGGCGGGTCCTGGTGGAACGAGGGCAACGCGGGCTCGCGCCACGCGAACCTCGACAACTGGGCGGACAACTCGAACGAGAACATCGGCGCCCGCGGCCGCAGTGACGACGGCTCCGTGACTATCGCTCGGCACAGGCCACGGCCTCGCCGGCCGGTCACAGCACAACTGTGGTCAGCTCGACTCTCCTGCTTCGGCAAACACACTGCGCGGTCCGGCAGAGCGGGGCGTAGCGGCGGTTCAGCGCAGAACTGCCGTCGAGACCCGCGGCCGGCTTCAGCTGCAATTGGAATGGGGCTCGCAATGACGCGACGCTACCGCAACCTCATCGGCAAGATCACCTCGCCCCGCAACATGGAGGCGGCGCTTCGCCTGACCGCCGCCGGCAAGCGGCTGACGCCTGACTATCTCGACTTCAAGGAATTCTCCGCGCTCAACCTCGCCGACCTCGGCCGGGACATGGCGAGCGGTCGTTATCGGGCCGGTGCGCCGCACGAATTCTTCATTCTCGACCCCAAGCGCCGGCTGATCCAGGCGCTGCCGTTCCGGGACCGGATCGCCCAGCAGGCGCTCTGCCTGGTCATCGGCCCGATCTTCGATGCTGCCATGCTGCCGCGCGCCTATGCCTGCCGGACCGGCAAGGGCACTCATGCCGGCGTCGTCCAGTTGCAAAGCGATCTGCGGCGGGAAGCGCGCGGCGGCGAGCTCCACTTCCTCAAGACCGACTTTTCGCGCTACTTCGCCTCGATCGAGCGGGGCGTGCTGTGGCGGCTCATCGAGGCGAAGATCTCCTGCCGGGCGACGCTTGAGCTGATCGAGGCAATGGTGCCTCGGACGGGAACGGGACTGCCGATCGGCAGCCTGACCTCGCAAATTTTCGCCAACGTCTACGCCGGCGCCACGCTCGACCGTCATTTGCAGCAGCATCTCGGCGAACGGCTCTGGTACCGCTACATGGACGATCTCGTCGTGCTCGGCCGCGAACCTGCGCATTTGCGCAGGTTGAAGGATGAGATCGAATCCTACGCCGCGCGCGAGCTGGGCCTGCGCTTCTCCAAATGGCAGGTCTCCAGCGTCTCCCGCGGCATCAACTTCCTCGGCTACCGGATCTGGGCCAACCACAAGCTCTTGCGCCGAGACAGCGTCATCCGCGCCCGCCGCACCATCGCGGCCCTTCGAGCCCGCGGCGATGACGAGCGCCTGCGCGAATTCCTGGCCGCGTGGCTTGGTCACGCCAGCTGGGCCGACAGCGGCAATCTGATCAGGAGCCTCGGGTTGCCACAACAACGGGAGAACCGGTGATGGCCGATCGGTCGGCAATCGAATGGACGGATGCCAGTTGGAATCCGATCCGCGCCCGCGTCATGGAGATCCAGAACGACGGCTCCGGTAGAGAGCGCATCGGATGGCACTGCGAGCACGTCAGCGACGGTTGCCGCAACTGTTATGCGGAGGGCTTCAACCGGAGACTTGGCACTGGCCGGGACTTTAAACCGGGGGAGATGTTTCGTGAGGAACACAAAGGCTTCAACAACGGCGAGGTGAAGCTGTTCCTCGATGAGCAGATGTTGACCCAGCCGCTTCGCTGGAAGAAGCCTCGCAAGATCTTCGTTTGCTCAATGACGGACGCCTTCGCGGACTTCGTCACCGACGAGATGCTCGACAAGATGTTCGCCGTCATGGCGCTGTGCCCGCAGCATACGTTCCAGGTGCTGACGAAGCGCGCGAAGCGGATGCGGGCATATATGGAACGGCTGTTCGGCTCGAAGGTCGCGCCGCGAGGCATTGCCTGTTCGCCGTGGAGCGCGCTGCTAAACCGCGCCGAACGAAGCTGGATGGTGGCTAACCCGAACTACATGACCGACATCCGGCCGTTACTGCTTGCGGGCTTGCAGGGCCGCACGCTTCCTTCCGGGCCCCTCCCGAACGCCTGGCTCGGCATCTCGGCCGAGCGGCAGCAGGAAGCAAATGAGCGGATTCCGGAGCTGCAGAAGACGCCGGCTGCGGTCCGCTTCGTCTCGCTTGAGCCGCTGCTGGGCCCGATCGACCTCGAGGACATCGTTCGCCACGGCGACGGGTGCGAGGACCACCACAGCGCGCTCGAATGCGACGTCGCCATCGAGGACGACCAGGAATTCCACGGCGCCGTACTCGACTGGGTCATTGTCGGTGGCGAGAGCGGCAACCGCGCTCGCCCGATGCACCCGGATTGGGTGCGGGGCCTTCGCGATCAGTGCGACCGAAACGACACGGCGTTTTTCTTCAAGCAGTGGGGCGAATGGGGTATGCCGACCGATGATCTCGGCAACCTCGACTGGCCCTATCATCCCGATCACGATCGCACGCACTGGTTTGACCGTCGCAGCTGTGTTCGACCGATCGAGAGCGGATGGTCAGATAAGTACCAATGTGGTGGCGGAGCGTATCCGCCGCCGCCATTCGATCTTTTCCAGACGCCCGACTACCTCGACCAGGTCGCGCGCTGTCCGCAGTGCGGCTGCGGTGAAGCCAAGAAGTGTCAGGGAAACGCCGCTCGCGCGGCAGTCACATGGGTAGGCAAGAAAAAGGCCGGTCGCCTCCTCGACGGAGCCGAGCATAACGCATTCCCGAAGGTGCCGGGATGAGCGACCTTCGCCGCATCGATCCAAAACCGTTCCTGCCGCGCATCCCGAAGGGCCCGAAGCCCGACGTCGGCGAGCGTCCGGAACTGCAATGGCTCAAGATCGACCGCTTGCGCATCGATCCGCGCTATCAGCGCGAGATCGGCCGACGCGGTGCCGACAACATCGTCGCGATCGTGCCGAAGTTCAAATGGGCCAAGTTCACGCCCGTGGTGGTGGCGCCGATCGGCGAGGGCCTGTTCGCCGTCATCGACGGCCAGCATCGCGCCACGGCCGCCGCTGCGTGCGAATTCGAGAGCGTGCCCTGCGTCATCATCCAGGTCGACCAGGCCGATCAGGCCGATGCCTTCGTCGCCATCAACGCCAACGTCACTGCGATGTCGCCGCTGCAACTGCATGCTGCGCGCCTGGCTGCCGGCGATAAAATCGCCGACGAACTGACGCAAGCCTGCGAGGCGGCCGGCGTCAGCATCTGCCGCTATCCGGTGCCGGCGAACAAGATGAAGCCGGGCGAGACGCTGGCGGTCGGCATGCTGCAATCGGCGCTGGCCAAATATGGACGCGACGTCCTGGTCGCCGCGCTGTCCTGCGTCACCAAGACCCGCAAGGGCAATCCCGGCATGATCCGCAAGGCGATTGTGCAGGCGTTGTGCTCCGTGATCGAGGCTGACCGGGAATGGCTCGGCGATCTGCCGCGACTGATTTTCGCCATGCAGACCTTCGACTTCGCCGCGCAGTTCAACCGCGCGTCGGCGGCGGCGATCGAAAGCGGCGAGGGCGTTGCCGCGCTGCTGATCGACGCGATCGCCGCCCATCTTGATGGCAAGTTCGAAGCTTCAGTCCCTGCGGAGGCGGCCGAAGAGGTCACGACGCCTCGCAGGGACGGAAAGGCTCCGGTGCGGGCGGCAAAATCAGCGCCGATCGAGCCTCCGGTGGCCAAGGCTCCCGGCCGTCCATCCGCCACCGGTCCGGTCACGATCGGGCGCGACTTCATCAGCCGCGGCGGCCGGCGCATCGAGGTCGCTCCGCGCGCTGCGCTGCTCTTCGCCGCCGTGCACAAGGCGATGCCGAATTGCGTCGGTGACGAATGGCTGGTCTCTAAACTCTGGACGGTACGTCCGCCGAATGCCGGCGATCTGATCGACCAGATCGTCCGCAATCTCGACCTTGCCAGTCTCGGGCTCGAGATCCGCACCCACCGCGGCGTCGGCCGCCAACTGGTCGAGGTGGCATGACGCTGCTCGCCGCCTACGATCGCGCATGCCGGTCTCTCGCCGAGGTCAAGGACGCCGGCGAAGTCGTGCAGATCCACGACCTTTTCGAGCACGTCAAGCTCTATGCCAGACAGATCCAGGACAAGGCGCTGCTCGAAGAAGCCGTCGTTGCGCAGATGCGAGCCGACAGGCGCCTGGGCGAGATCATCGGTGCGCTCAAGGAAGCCGGCAGGATCTCGGACGGTCGCAAGCCGAAAGACGATGGCTCCGACCGCGTCACCCTGAAGGACATCGGCGTCAAGGACTGGAAGCTCTCGTCACGGGCCCAGAAGGCGGCCGCGCTGTCCCCGGACGCATTCAAGCAGATCGAGGAGGCCGCGCGCCAGAAGGTTCGCGGCGGCGGCGCCATCCTGGTCGATCCGATTCAATCGGCTGCGAAGGAGGCCGAGATCGCCGGCCGCCGCGCCGCGCATGCGGCGCGCGCCGAGACCGGCGGCTGTGTCGCGGACCTGGAAGCTCTTGTCGCATCGGGCTTCCGCGCAGGCTTCGTCGGCATGGACCCCCAATGGCATTTCAAGACCCGTTCCGATGCAGGCGAGGGGCGGTCCGCCGGAATCCACTACAAGACGGAAGAGATCGAGAAGATCAAGAATATTCCAGTCGGCGCGATAGGCGCGGACGATTCGGCGATCGGCATGTGGACGGTCGACTGGTGCCTCGAGGCCGCCTTCGCGCTGATGCGCCATTACGGCTATGAGCCCGTCACCAAGCTCTACACCTGGGCCAAGACCAATAACGATGGCAAGTTGCTCGCCCACGATGATTCCAGCTGGCACCTCGGCATGGGGTATTGGACGCGTGCCAACCCGGAGGATTGCTGGCTCGGAATCCGCGGCAAACCGAAGCGGCTCTATGCCGACGTCCGTCAGCTGATCGTTGCGCCTTTGATGGAGCACTCTCGCAAGCCCGATGAGTGGCTCGCGCGCTCCGAGCGCCTGGTCGAGGGCCCCTATATCGAATTGAACGCGCGGCGTCCTCGGAAAGGCTGGTTCAGCTGGGGGGACGAGCTCGAATGGACGGGGGTGGCAGCATGACGTCTCGCTCCAGGGAAGAAAACCGCGACTACATGCGCGACTACATGCGTGGGCATCGGAAGCGCAGCCGCGAGGCCGATCGCGCCCGCAAGCGCGCCGAGTACAAGTCCGAGGCGCCCGACATCTGGAGCAAGGCCGACTTCGTCGACCGCAGGCCCGCACTCTACGACCCGCTACGTGATGGCCCATTGCATCACGCCGACCTCACGGCGTGGTTGATGCGAGACCCGCCGATCGGGCGCCGTGCGATCGACCAGCACCAGGCGCGCACGTCCGTTCGCTCGATATCGCTGGCCGGAGAGAGGTAAAGCCATGAGGTTCTACGGCTGGATCTGCGCTCTTCTCGTCATCTTCGCCGCCGGCGTCGGCCTCGCGTATCTGCTCGGAGCCATCTAGCCATGATCCGGGCTCTTCTCCTCGCTCTCCTCTTCGCGGCAGGCCTGACGAGCCTGATGGCCGGCCATCCGCGATCCGGTTTCAACTGGAGTCATTCATGTCAGGGGTGCGCGCGATGACCGGGCAGCAGCTGGCTGGAGTGCGGCCATGACGCGAAGACTTCCGTTCTTCAACGCGCACAGCATCTCCATCGGAACGTGCTCCGATCCGTTATGCAGGGCCGTCCATGTTCATCTGCTCGACGAAGACGAGCGCCCGCATGCACAGCTCACGCTGAACTGCGACAAGCTCGAAGACGTGATCGCCGACCTGCGCTCCGTTCGCGACCGCATTGTCATGGGCGGCGCAAAGAAGGGGCTCGACAATTGATCCGACGCCACCGCCTCGCCAATCGCCGTCGCCATGAAACCATCGCGATCGAGCACGAAGGCCAGCGCTACAAGGTCGGGCTCGGCAGGGAACTGCTCTGCGACGGCAGCTGCGGCGGGTCGGTGCGCTACGGTCCGATCGCAGAAGTCTTTATCACGGCGCAGAAGGTCAACACGCAGGCCGACGTTCTGGCGAAAGATGGCGCCATCCTGATGTCGCTGGCCCTGCAATTCGGCTGTCCGCTGGACGTCATTGCCCACGCCATGAAGCGCAACCCCGATGGCTCGCCGGCCTCGCCGCTGGGGCGGGCTGCGGCTTACCTGGTCGAGGAGAACTCGAATGTCTGACACCGAATGGTATCCGGCCGATTGGGTTGACGAGACATGCCCGCCGGCGAAGAAAGCACCTGCCGAATATATTGTGCCGATCGAGACTGGCTTCGAGCTCGGATATGTCCGCACCGGCGATGCCGCAGCGGCGAAGTTCGCCGCGCACTACAACACGATCTACAATCAGCCCCTGTCGCTCGGCGACGTCGTGGATTTCATCAGCTGCGAGCGCCTCGGCGACGTGGATGTGACGCTGCGGCGCGACGGGACCTATGTCCTGCATGGGACGCTTCCGCGCGTTTACAACGCCCTGATCGTCGACGGCGATATCGATACGCTTTGCGACAGCTTCGAGGAGATGACGCGGCGCATCCAGGGTCGCGGGTGGGACGAACTCGGTACACTCCTTCTGACCGACGTCGACGAACGCCGTATGAGCATGAGCTTTGCGAATTGGTCGGACCCCGTGCCGTACCTCTTCGAGATTGTCGACGGCAAACCCGTGTTCACTCCTGTGCCGGTGGCGAAGCAATGACCGACATCGAGCGCCAGATACTCCTCAACCAGATCGCCATCCTCGAGGCGCTGATGCCGCACGGCTCGGCCGGCCCTGAAGGTACGCGCGAGATCCTGCGCAAGCGCTACCGCGAGAGCGCCGAACTCGTCCGCCAACACTCACCCAACCCGCAACGCTGAAGGGAATCCGCCGCCATGGATATCAAGGTCCCGCTGAAGATGCTCAAGTTCGGCCACGAGGACGGCGAGGGCATCAACGCCCGCGTCGCCGGCCGGGAAGACGGCATCGCCGCGCTCGCCGCGAACATCTTCGCCAACCGGTCGGACGATAACCCCTCCGGCCTGATCGAGAACCTGATCGTCAAGGACGCAGGCGAGGGCTTCTATTCGGTCGCCAACGGCAACCGCCGTCTCGCAGCGCTGCGCATGATCGAGGCCGAAGGCTCGGAGATGCCGGTCCCCTGCACCATGCACCAGGTCGACGAGACCAAGGCCTTCGAATATTCGCTAACCACGGCGATCACCGCCGAGCAGCTCCACCCGGTCGACCAGTACGAGGCTTTCGCCCGCCTCGAGGAGCACGGCAAGACGCAGGAGGAGATCGCCCAGCAATACGGCATGGCGGGAAAGCAGGTCCGCCAGGCGCTGGCGCTGGGGCGGCTCAGCCCGAGGATCCGCGACGCCTGGCGCAAGGGCGATATCAAGGCGGAAGTTGCCCAGGCCTTCACGCTCGCGCTCGACCACGGCACGCAGGACAAGCTGTTTGCCCAGCTCGACAAGGCCCATGCCGTCACCGTGCACAACGTCAAGCGCGAGCTCGGCGCCTACGCCACGGACGAAGAGATCACGCAGCTGCTCGATGTCATTGGCGCCGAGGCGTACCAGTCTGCCGGCGGCATTGTCACCGTCGACCTCTTCGGTAAATCCCACATCATCAGCGACGAGGCGCTGCTGAAGCATCTGGCGCGGCAGCTGCTGATCTCGAAGTGCGAGGAGCTGACCTCGGCAGGCTGGGGCTGGGCGGAAATCCTGGCCGATCTGCCCTCCGGCGCGCGGCACTGGCCCATCTCGGAGGTCAAGACGAAGATCTTCGAGGGCGACGAAGAGCAGCGGCTCGAACAGATCCGGGCCCGGTTGACCGCGATCGACGAAGAAGACGAGGCCAGCGATACTATCATCTCCGAAGAGACCGAGCAGGAGCAGGATCGCCTCGCGAGCGAGGCCGATACGATCGACCAGGCGGTCAAGCTCCGCAGCTACCCCGACAAGAAGCGCAAAACGCTCGGCTGCATCGTCACGATCGAGGACGGCCGGCTGATCGTGCTCGCCGGCATCAAGCGCCCTGAGGAAGCCAGGGCGCCGCAGTCCCGGAACGACGACGACATCGGCCCGGCAGGACCTGCCGCGACGTCCGCACCAGCTGCGAAAGCCGCTCCCGAAGAGCCGGAGATCTCCAATGCGCTGCTGCATCGTCTCTCGGTCCAGCTCACCCAGGCGGCCTCGACCGCATTGATCCAGGACACGCCCCTGGCGCTCGCGGTCCTGCTCGCCGGCTTCGACACCTACGGCGGCAAGGGCGTCAAGGTTTCCGTCAGCGGCCTCGGCATGGGCGGCGCGCCCGGCAAGCTGTTCGGGCAGCCCGACGACCTTCCGCGCACGCTGGCCCTCGCCAGCAAGCTCAAGCCCGCCGAGAAGCTGGACCTCCTGGTCCAGGTCGCCGCCGGCGCGCTCGACTTCCAGAACAAGAGCCTCGACGGCGGCGCCGACCAGCACGATTCCATCGTCTCGATCTGCAACGCGATCGAGCCCAAGGCCTTGAACGCGGCGCTGCGCGGCGCCTTCGACGCCAAGGACTATTTCGCCGGCGTCAACAAGGCGCTGTGCCTCAAGGCGATCGAGGAAGCCCTGGGCCCCGACCTTGCCCGCCAGCAGGCCAAGAATCCGAAAGCGGAGATCGCTGCGTTCGCATTCGAGAATGTCCCCACCACCGGCTGGCTGCCGCTTCAGCTGCGGGCGAAGGGCTATGACGGGCCGCCGGTGAAGAAGCCGGCCGGCAAGCTGGCAGCGGCGCCGGCGAAGGCGAAGAAGTTCGCCAAGGCTGCGGCCAAGTCCGCGCCGAAGAAGCCCGCGAAGAAGCCCGCCAAAAAGCCGGCAAAGAAGCGAAAGGCCGCGTGATGACCTGCCGTCACCTGCACAGATCGGCAGAGGCCTATCGCGTCGCGCCCGATGGTGCCGAGGCGCCGGCCATCGTGCTGCTGTGTGGCTGGGCCGAAAGCGCGCCGCCCCAGCTGGTCGACGTTCCCAGATGGATGCAGCGCGAAGCCCTCGGCGGCCATCTATGGCGCGAGGGCGATTGCGAGAAGTGCCCATGCTTCGAGGCTGCGTGATGGACCAGCTGCACAGCGCTCATGAGGGCGTCGTGACCTTCGAGCCGCTGACGCTCGGCCGCGAGGCTGTGATGCTCGGCAAGGTGCGCGTTGGCGAGATCCATGCGATCGAGGGCGATCGGCACCAGGCCTGCTTCCGCCTGCACCTGCCTGAGGCGTCGGCCTCGACCAGTTTCCGCCCGGCCAGCGACGTCGACGAAGCCAAGCGCCTCACCCTGGTCAAGATCAACGATTGGCTCAATGCGGCCGGCCTGGTGCCGGCGGGAGGGGTGACATGAGCGACGACCGAAAGTTTCATGACCAGCAGAAATATGACCTCCTGCAAGCAGCTGAGGCTTTCCGCCGCGCGATGATCGAGAGCGGTGCAGTCAATCACGTTTCCCAAGACTCCTACATTGAGCAGCTCCGCGCCCTTGAGCGGGTGCTCAACCCGCTGAACTATCGAGCGCTGCCGCCTGAAGATCCCGATCACCGCGCGGAGTGCGATCGCTACATGAAGTCCGGCGGCATCCGCCGCGCCTTCGTCACCATCCTCGAACCCGGCAAGATTCCGGACGGTAAAGGGCCGTTCTTAACCGTCGAGCATCTCGATCGGTTCGTTAAATCGGCGATTGAACGTCATCCGGACCCCGCGACCCACATCATGATCCATCAGCTCACCTGGGATGGTGAACTTTGGACGGGGTGCGCGCGGGAGAGAGCGGCAATCGATGCCGCGCTAGATGGAGTTGACCCCGCGGCCATGGAAGCGGCCGGTGATGAGGAGGGCGAGCATTGAATATCGTGTCCTCGCAGTCTTCGAATGTTCCAACAGCCAGCGAGCGGTTCAACCTTGCGCAGCTGAGCGAAGTGATGCTCCGCAGAGACCGGCCGGCGGTGGGCTTCTTCATATCGCAGGCACTGTGGGATGCGATGGTGGCGCGCTGGAATCAGGAGAACTTCATCCGTAGTCTGGACCCTCCACCGACAACACTTCACGGCATCCGGATCATGGTTGATCCCGATCTGCCCGATCAAGAGTTTGACGTCGCTCTGACTGAGGAAGCTTGGTCGTCGCGGCTGGCCGAGATCAATCGGGGCGAATCCTGATGGTCGCCTATTCCTACAAGGGCCGCTTCGTCGCCCCGATCCGCGTCGGTCTCGGCCTGCCGATCCAGGACGAGCACCGCGAACTCGGCGGCTACCAGCCCGGCCAGATCATCAGGCCGAAGACGCAGACGATTCGGGCCATCGGCAAGCGGCGTCATGCCCGGCCGGGAGAAACCATTCAGCATTACCACGCCCAGCGCTCGCCGAAGTGTTTCAAGGTCGGCGAGGCAAAATGTATGGGCGCCAGCGCAATCCGGGTCTTTGTTCATAGCGAGCGGGTCGAGATCAGGCCGGACGGATCATCCAGTGATCTGGTCTACAAGGGCGTCGCACTTGATGCATTCGCACGGATGGACGGCTTCGGCGATTGGGCCGACATGCGCGCCTTCTGGCTCGAGGAGCATGGTCACGAGCTCAAGCATCTCGGGCCGTTCATCGGCGTGCTGATTCAGTGGGGGCCGTTGTGAAACTGCCCGGAAAAACCTCAGTCGCCCGCATGCAGCGCACCGCCATGCTCGAAGCCGAGCGCATCGAGATCGTCCAGGACCACTGGGTCAAGGAAGGCGCGATCACCGAGCCCGTGCCTTACATGGTGCAGCGCCGTGACGATCTCATGGGTGTGGTGCGCATGATCGATGCCATCAACAGCGATCCGGACCTGCTCGATCGGGTCAAGAAGCGCATGGCTGCGCTGGCATCGGCCGCGGACGCGGCAATGGCTGCACCGGCGACCACGGTAGGGGGTGAAGACGCCACTATCGATGACAGTGAGGTCGCCGACTGATGGCGCGCATCTCCGAGGACGAACTCGACGACATCCGGGCGCGCAACCCGATCGCCGATATCGCGATGGGCTACACCAAGCTGCGTCGCGTCGGCGGCCGGCTGGTCGGCCCGTGTCCGATCTGCGGCGGTCGGGCGAGTTCGCAGCGTTTCGAAGTGATCGAAAAGGATGGCAACTGGGTATGTGCCGTGTGTCCAGATGGCGGCGACGTCATCAGGCTGGTCGAGAAGGTCGAGGGCTGCGACTTCCGCGCCGCGATCGAGAAGCTCGGCGGCCGCACGGCGATCGACGCGGCCCGCGCCAAGGAACTTTTCGAGGAACGCGAGCGCAAGCGCATGGCGCGGGAAAAGACGTCGGCCGACTATCGGGAGGCCGAGCGCAAGCGGCTGCACCGGACGTGGAAGCAGACGCTGCCGATTCATGACACGATCGCGGCCCGCTACCTCGAGGGGCGAGGCCTGCAATTGCCGGAACGCTGTCCGGGCCTTCGCTTCGCGCCGGCGATACCCTACTGGCACGGCGAGACCGTCGACGAGCACGGCCGCAAAGCGGGCCCGCGCAAGATCCACGAAGGCCCGGCGATGGTCGGGGCCTTCATCCGGCCGGACGGCAAGTTCGGCGGGCTGCATCTGACCTGGCTTCGCGAATTCCCTGCACACGTAGGTTCGGCCGCCACACTGCAGGGCGCATCTCCTCAGGGTTCCGGCCATGAGGAGCGACCATCCTTTACCAAAGCCGAGATCCTCGACCCCGACACCGGCGAGATCCTCAACGCCAAGAAAATGCGCGGCTCCAAGACCGGCGCGTACATCGCCATCGTGATGCACGACGCGCCGAAGCGCCTGGTGATCGGCGAAGGCATCGAGACCGTGCTCTCGGTCTGGACCGCGATGCACCAGGCCGGACGTCCGGTAGACGGCATGGCCTTCTGGGCCGCCGGCGACCTCGGCAATCTCGCCGGCCGGGCGAACAGGACGATCAACCACCCGACCTTGAAGCGGCCGAACGGCCAGTCCCAGAAGGTGCCGGATCGATTCCCCGATCTCGACGATCCCGGCCTGTCGATTCCGGATTCCGTCGAGGAACTGATCCTGCTCGGCGATGGCGACAGCGAAGCCGTGCTGACCGAATACGCCATGGAACGCGCAGCGCGACGCTACGCACGGGTAGGGCGCGTGATCAGGATTGCGTTCGCGCCGGCGGGACTGGATTTCAACGATTTGCTCAAGGCTGAGGTGGCGGCTTGACCAAGACATCCCGTTACGCCGGAATTGGTGGCCACCATTCCAACCGTCCGCAGACGGTCGAGTGGCTGACTCCGCCATCGATCATCGCCGCGCTTGGCCCGTTCGATCTCGATCCCTGTGCGCCTGTCGACCAGCCGTATCCAACGGCCGCGCGCACCTTCACGCGACGGGAAAACGGTTTGTTGCAGCGCTGGGAAGGGCGCGTGCGGCTCAATCCGCCCTATACCAACGGTGAAATCGAGAAGTGGCTCGGTCGTATGGGCGAGCACGGCTGCGGCTCGGCGCTGATTTTCGCGCGCACCGAGACGGAGGCATTCTTTCGGCACGTCTGGGAGCGAGCATCCGCGCTGCTGTTCATGCGCGGGCGGATCAACTTCCACCTGCCGGACGGACGTCGCGCGGACGGTAACGCCGGCGCGCCGACGGTGTTGTGCGCCTACGGCATGCATGACGCCGACGTGCTCGCCGCGTGTGAGATCGATGGCCAATTCGTTCCGCTCCGCTTTCCGCGTTCTGTTCTGGTCGCTGTGCTCGCCGATGCGACCTGGATGGAGATCGTGCGCGAGGCAGTTGCCTCCGCCGGCGCTGACGGGCCCGTGCGCGTCGCGGATATCTGGGACGTGGTCCGCACGGACCCCAAAGCCGCAGGCAAGGAACACGCTCGCGCAAAGGTTCGACAGGTTTTGCAGCGCGGCGCCGGCATGAGCATCGGCCGCGATCAGTGGATTCCAGCATGATGAGTGGGATCACCCGTCCGCCCGTGCGCTGGCATGGCGCAAAGTTCCTGATGTCGCGCCAGATCCTGCCGCATCTGCCGTCGCACCGGCTCTATACCGAGGTCTATGGGGGGGGCGCCGGCGTGTTGCTCCATAAGCCCCGCTCGCATGCCGAGGTCTATAACGACCTCGACGAGGACATCGTCAACCTGTTCCGCGTGTTGCAGGACACGAGCGCCGCGGCGCGGCTGATCGAGCTGCTGCGCCTGACGCCGTTCGCGCGGGCGGAATTCGAGCTGGCCTATGAATGGTCGCCGGAGCCGGTCGAGCGCGCGCGCCGGCTAGTCATCCGCTCGTTCATGGGGTTCGGCAGCAATGCGCATTCCTCGACGCAGCGCGGCCATCAATCGACCGGCTTTCGCTCCAACTCCAACCGCAGCGGCACCACGCCCGCGCACGATTGGGCCAATTTGCCGGAGGCCTATCCGGCGATCGTCGCGCGCTTTCGGGGTGTCGTGATCGAGCATCGCGACGCGGTCGAGGTGCTCCAGCGCCACGACGGCGAGCGCGCGCTGCACTACGTCGATCCGCCCTACGTCCACGACACGCGCTCGATGTTCAAGGGCGGCAAGTCTGCCTACAAGCACGAAATGGACCTGGCGGCCCATAAATGCCTGCTCGGCGTGCTGCGCGGCCTCAAGGGCATGGTGGTGCTGTCCGGCTATGCACACCCGCTCTATGACGCCGCGCTCGACGACTGGCGCCGCATCGAATTCGAGGCCTATGCCGACGGAGCTCGGCCGCGCATTGAAGTCCTCTGGATCAATCCGTCAGCTGCCGCTGCGCTCGATCGCGAGCATGCCGGCATTGGCGTGACGCCGCTGTTTTGCGGAGGCGCCGCTTGACCATCGAAGCCGTTCTCGACCTGGTCGACAACGCTCCCGCGTTCGTCGACGTCGACCCTGCAACCCTCGCCCAGGCCGAGCGCAAGTTCGGCAACGAGCAGATGGCCGCAGGCCTGGCGCATTTGCGCGCCACCGAGGGCGACGATCGCCTGCCGGCGCTGTCAGATCTCGCCGAGCAGCTCGGAGCGCTTGCGGCCGCCGGCGCGATCGCCGAGGCGCTCGCCAAGGCCTCGCTCGAGGCGGCTGTGGTCGAGATCGGCCTGATCCGTGACCTCGGCGCCAAGGCCGTCAAGGCTGCGGTCGCCGCCGGCCTCAAGCTCGGCAGAAAGACTCCTGCGGATCTATCGGAGGTGCGACGCGCCGCTTCAGCGGCGCTTGGAGCACCTCACATCAATGGGCGCCCGCGAGAGGCGGGCGACGATGTGATCTCTTCCACGGCTCTGGCTGCCCCGCCTTCCTCGCCTTCCGGCGACGCAGACGATTCCGGTCAAACCCTCGCATCTCTTTTTGCGTCTTCCCCTTCGTCTTCCCCCCGCACCCCCTCAGGGGAAGAGAAGGAGGAAGCCGAAACCCTCGAAAACGAGGACGAGGGCGAAAGCCCGCCGGACGAAACGATCAGCGATGAGACGTTCCGGGAATGCGCTGACCTCGATCAGTCCGACGTCGACAACGGCAAGCGCCTGATCGCCTATTTCGGGCGCGACCTCATGGTGCGGCAGGAAGACGACGTCGCGGCGGGCCAGATGCTCGCCTGGACCGGCACGCATTGGGACCTTGCCGGCGGCGAAGCGCTGGCGCACCTGATCGGACAGCGCGTCGGCGACCTGATCAAGCTCGAAGCGGCCTATATTGAGTTCTCCAATTCGGAGGCGCGCGCGGTCAATGCGGCCGAAGCGGCGGCCAGGGAGCTGAAAGACATCGTTCCCGACGACACGCCTGAACAATTTGCGAGGGTTGAGGAGCTTCTCGCGCTTGTCGCGGCGGGGAAAAAGGCGCGGACAGCGCTCTCGACGCGGCGCGCCAACCGCAAGAAATGGGGTATCTCGACCAAGAATGCCGGCCGCATCGCCGCGATGATCAAATGCGCCGCGCCGCATCTGCGCCGGCATCCCGACGCGTTCAACGCGGATCCGCTGAAGGTCGCCACGCTGACGCACACGCTCTCCTTAGTGCCGGTGATGGACCCGGAAAACCCTGATCCTGACGGCAAGCGGCCGCTCGTCGTTGATGGCCGCGTCCAGTACGAACTCGTCGCCAAGCGTGGCCACGACCGCGAGGATTTGCTGACCGCCGTCATCCCCTTCGCCTACATCAAGGGCGCAACGGCGCGCGAGTTCGCCAACTTCCTCGACCTGTTCCAGCCGGAGCCGGACAAGCGCCGCACGGTGCAGCAATATTCGGGCATGAGCCTGACGGCGCAGCCCGTGCAGCGCGTGATGTTCCATACCGGTACGGGCGGCAACGGCAAGAGCGTCTTCCTCGAGGTGCTGGCGCGCGTCTTTGGCGATGGGCTGTCGGTCGGCGTGCCGGCGGAAACCGTCTCTGGCGTCGTCGCCAACAATCCCAGCGCACCGACGCCGGATATCGCGCGCTGCTATGCCAAACGCTACTTGAGAATCGCCGAGCTTCCGAAGGATGCTCCGCTCAAGATGGAAACGATCAAGAAGCTCACCGGCGGCGAGCGCTGGCCGGTGCGCACGATGTACAAGGGTTATTTCGAGTTCAAGCCGACGGCCAAGCCCCACATGAGCGGCAACGGCGAGCCGAAATTCGACGGCTCCGACGGCGGCATGAAGCGGCGCCTGGCGATCGTGGAATGGTCCGTGACGCTGCCGCCGGAACGACACCGCGACTTCGAGGACGTCGTCTCCGAGATCGTCGCCGAAGGCTCCGGCATCCTCAACTGGCTCATCGCCGGCGCACTCGATTTCCTCAACAACGGCTTCATCCTTTCCGACGACGTACTCCAGACCACGGCCGAGCACTTCGCCGAGATGGATCCCGTCGGCCAGTTTGCCGATGCTCATGTGAAGCCCGACGTTGGCGGACCAGGCGTGCCCGCTCGCGCGATGTTCCTGGCTTACAAGGCCTGGAGCGAAGCCAACGGCAAGGCACATATGCACGAAACGCGCTTCGGCCGCACGATGAAGAAGAAGTTCAAGCGCGACGACAGTGGCCGCATTCATCGGTACGTCGACGTTGCCTTGCACGACGTGCCGGAGGCGCCAAGCCAACCCGGCGCGCAGGCTTCACCGCCGAATGACGGCTATGAGCCGCCCGACAAATATCCGGGCGACGAGGAAATCTGACCATAGAGGGACTCACCTGTTGCAGATAGGTCACCGAGGGTCGTGGATTTTGCGAGGGTTCGGCGAGGGTTTGTCAAAAACCCTCGACGTTCGACATGTGCCTGTGCCGCAAGGGCTTTTGCAATCGTGTCGAGGGTTGCGAGGGTCTCGCGCGCGCATACACATGCGAGAAGGGAAGCGGACGCACAGGGCGCGGAGAGGCAACAGCAGGATGGAAAGGATAAGATGACTCAGGCGTTACACGGAAAAACCCTCTCTACCCTCGCACCCCCTCTCTAACCATCGAAGATCATTTGTTATTCTGCGTTCTAGACCCTCTACCAAACCCTCTCTCAACCCTCGCAAACCCTCGAAAGAATAAAAGTGAATTAGAATCTAGACGTTTTTGACTGTTCGGAGCTCTGGGCAAGCGTTCGAAGTGATGTCCGCGAAATTGGACCCACAGGGGACAGTTTCGTGGACGAAAAACCCTTCCAGATCGGAAGGGTTTCTGACGGCCAGCAAATCGAGAGGGAAAATCGAGATGTTGGAGCTATCGAATGAAACCGATCGCAGAGGCGTTGGAGAAGCTTTCGCCTGAAGTCCGCGCCGAGCTAGCGAGGCCGCACGAACGGCGAGATCCCCGCCATGCGGAGATCGTCGTCGGAAATGACCCGCGATGGTATGTGATTGAGGTGTTCGTGTCGGCGCAGTCGGAGGTCGCCGAAGTGCTCGCTGGCCATCGTTTCGGCGTGTACATGCCCGAAGTGGAGGAAGAGATCATTAGACGCGGGCGCAAGGTCGAGCGACGCGTGCCGATGTTCTCCGGCTATCTGTTCGTCTTCATGTGGTACAGCGACCAGCACTGGCAGTGCATCAGCGGCATTCCTGGCGTCGTCGAGATCGTCGGCAGCTTGACCGATGCAGAGATCGACATCGTGCGCGCCATGGAGAACATGAAGCGTCCTGTGGTCATCGATATCGAGCCGGAGCCCGAACCAGAGCCGGTCATCCCGACGGCGAAGTCCAAAAAGAAGCGCCGATGGAAGGATCGCAAGAAAGCCAAGGCCAAGGCGAAAGCGGCGAAGCCGAAGGTGATCACGGAAGCCGATCTCCGGGCGCAAATCATAACTACCCGTGCATGGTCGGCGTTCGACGACGTACTACAGCTTGACAGCGAGGGACGGAATCAGACCTTGATGCGCGCCTTGGGCCTGTCCTAGTACCGACCGCATCACAACGGAACGCCGGAACGGACCCCATCGAAGCAGAGTTGATGCTTCACACATCCGGCATTGTGCCCAAAGCATGCTATATCGGAACGGCGCTGCGGTGGCGGAAAACGCACCTAACTGACAGACGCGAAAGTCGGCTTCGGCCGGCGAGCCGAGCGGAATGGTGATATCCGAAGGATCGGCGTATTGCAGGTTTGAGTCCTGCCCGCAGCGTTACCAAAAGCCCGGACACGGAAACGTGCCGGGCTTTCGCGTTTGCATAGGGTGTGCGGTAGCGCGGTTCGTTGCCGCTGCCCTCCTTGGGCGTTTCCTCCCTAGACTTGGGGCGCCTCTTCGGAAGCGGCCTGATCTTTCCCCGGTGATCGATGGCTGGCAGACTGCGCGTCCTTGGTCAGAAGCTGAAGCCGCCGGCACGCAACCCGCGCATCTCGGTCAGGCCGAAGGAAGCAAAGCCGTTCTATCTGTCTCCAGAGTGGAAGGCCTTGATGCGCCAGATCATCAAGGTCCGTGGCCGTAGTTGCGAAGATCAGGATCATGACTCGGCACAGCCGCGTCATGGCGTCAGGCTCTACGGTGACCACATCGTCGAGATCGAGGATGGCGGCGCCAAGCTCGATCCATCCAACGTGCTCTTGCGTTGTGGTCCGTGCCATGGGCGCAAGACGGCAGCGGCCCGCGCGGCCCGCGCACACACCGGGGTAGGGGGGAGGTCAATCTCTGGGCCGTAGGGAGCCGGAACCGCATGGGTAGTCATGCGCAAAACTTTTTTTCTGGCCCAGAGCTTTGAATCAATCGAACGACAATCAAAGAAATCAAACCGCCCATGAGTTCCGGCGACGAGACGGCTCCGAAGTCCAAGCGCGGCGGTAAACGCCCTGGCGCTGGTCGGAAGCCGAAGGGACACAAGGCGACCTCAGCGTTGCCGGCGCTCGACCTCGAGGCCGCCCTGGCGGCGCCGGCGCCCGATGACATCGAGTCGACAGCGCAGGCCTATTCCCGCGGTGCGATCGCCTCGCTGGTGAAGCAGCTCTGCCACGGCAAGAGCGAGAGCTCGAAAGTCAATGCGGCGAACGCGATCCTTGATCGCGGCTACGGCAAGCCCTCGGTCGACGTCGGGGGTCTCTCGCAGCTCTCGCTGTTCGGCGGCATCCGGCCCGCGGCGGTCGTCGGCGACGAAATCCGGGTCGAGGCGCGCAAGTACGCCAACCTGGCCATCGAGGTGCTCGGCTCGATCGCCACCCGCGGCGAAACCGAGAGCGCGAGGGTTTCGGCGGCGAAGTCGCTGCTTGATCGCGGCGTCGGAACGGTCCAGGTCGCGAAGGTGCCGGAAGGGCTGCAGCCGAAGACGCTGGGCAAGAAGGAAGAGGCCGCAGTGGCCGCCCGCAATGCCGCCGCTGGCAAATACGCGCCGCCGCCGGCGCCCGGCGCAAGAAGGATTGAGACCGTCCAGTGAACATGATGCCGACGTGGTCGACGGCGTGCCTGGATTGGAAGCAGCGCATCGTCAACCGGCAATCGCTGGTGACATTCGACGCGCTCTTTCCGGCAGAGGCTGAAGCGGCGCTGTCGATATTCCGAGACCTTCGGATCATCGACGTGCCCGGACGCCCGACGATCGAGCAATGTTGCCTGCCGTGGGTCTACGATCTTCCGCGTGCACTCTTCGGCTCATTCGACGCCGACGGGATCTCGGGAGATGACAACCTCGGGCGCCGGCTTATCCGGTATTTCTTCCTCTGCGTAGCGAAGAAGAACACCAAGTCCACGCTTGCCGCCGGCATCATGGTTACTGCGCTCTTGCGCAATTGGCGCGAGAGCGGCGAGTTCTACATCCTGGCGCCGACCAAGGAGGTCGCCGACAATTCGTTCTTCCCCGCGCGCGATATGATCCGCGCCGATGAGGAGCTGCTGAAACTGCTGCACGTCCAGGACAGCCAGCGCCTGATCACGCATCGGACGACCGGTGCCTTCCTGAAGGTCGCCGCCGCCGACAGCGAAACGGTGTCGGGCAAGAAGACGATTGGGCTCCTGATCGACGAGCTCTGGCTGTTTGGCCAGCGCGCCAACGCGGAGTCGATGATCCGCGAAGCCGAGGGCGGTCTGAACTCTCGTCCGGAAGGGTTCGTGATCTACGCGACGACGCAATCGAACAAACCGCCGTCGGGCATCTTCGATCAGAAGCTGAAGGACTTTCGCGATATCCGGGACGGCAAGCTGGTCGATCCACAGAGTCTGCCGATCATCTACGAATTCCCGGAGGAGATGATCAAGTCGAAGGCTTATGAGAAGCCGGAAAACTGGTTCATCCCCAACCCCAACTGGGGCAAGTCGGTCGATCCGAACTTCCTGATCGGAAAGCGTGCTGAGGCCGCGCGCGGCGGCAAGGCCTCGCTGATTGACTGGGACGCGAAGTTTCTCAACGTTCAGGCCGGCATGTCGCAGCGTGCCGACGGTTGGGCCGGTGCCGAGCTCTGGGATCGCGGCATCGACACGTCGCTCACGCTCGACGCGGTGCTCGATCGGAGCGAAGTCGTGACGATGGGCCTTGACGGCGGCGGTCTCGATGATCTTCTCGGCGCCGGGGTGGTTGGCCGCGAGAAGGTAACGAAGCGCTGGCTTGGCTGGGCATGTGCGCTCATCTCAACGATCGGGCTTTATCGTCGAAAGGCGAACCTGACCGAGTACAGGAAGTTCATCGCGTCCGGCGATCTGATCGTGTTTCGCTTTCACAGCAAGGATGCCGAGGAGGCCGAAAGCGACCCGGATGTTGCTGCGCTGCTGGCTGAATTTCCGCCGGCCATTAGCGTCGAGGGCGAGCTTCCATTCGACATCAAGTTCGTTGTCGACCTGGTGGCGAAGATCCGGGACATTGGCTTGCTTGCCCAGGTCGGGGTCGACGCTGCCGGCATCGGCGCCATCGTCGACGCGCTGGCCGGCATCGATATTACCCAGGATGCCGAGACGCTCGATGCGGTGCGGCAGGGCATCGGCCTGATGGGTGCTTACAAGACGGTCGAGCGCAAGCTCGGCGACCGGACCTTCCTCCACTGCGGTTCGGAGCTGCTCAACTGGTGCGTCGGCAATGCGCGCGTCGTGCTAACGACGACCGCTTCGCGGATCGCCCGCGAAGAAGCCGGCTTTGGAAAGATCGACCCCTTGATCGCGCTCTTCAATGCAGCCCATCTGATGACCCTCAATCCGGAAGCTGGCGGACTGTCGGTTTTCGACACCATGGGCGACGACCAAGACCCGCAATCGGATGCTGAATCGGCGGCATCACTCGCCGAAGAGGCGGCGATCCTCGGCGATCCGCAGCATCCGCGCTTCGAAGAGATGCGCGAACGAGTCAACGCCCGTCTCGCTGCCAACGATACGGATGAATTCTATGCGTAACGCCCTTGTTTCGATTGGCAGCTGGCTGGCGCGGACTTTCGACGTCCGCGACGTCATGCTGACGATCGGACTTCTGCTGCTGGCGGGCGGGTTCTACCTGGTCTGGCCGCCGGCCGCGCTGATCGTGCCCGGCGCGATCGTCACGGCCGTTGCCGTGTTCGCGAGCCGCATCAACAGCCACGCGGAGGAGGGCTGACATGGGAATCCTCAACCGCATGACCTCCGACCAGCGCTATCCGGGCGCTGCGAGGGTTTCCAATCCTGGCCGCACGCTCGCCGGCGTCGCGATCACGCCGGATTCGGCAATGATGCTGTCGGCTGTCTGGGCCGCCTTCCGCTATCTGTCGCAGACCGTCGCGGTGCTGCCCTGGCACGTCAAGAAGGACGGCAAGACCGGCCCGGAGATCCAGTCGTCGCACGGCGTCGACTATCTGTTGTGGAAGCGGCCGAGCAAGGAATGGTCGTCCTTTCAGTTTCGCGAGACGCTGACGCATTGGGCGTTGCGCTGGGGCAACGGCTATGCCGAGATCGAGCAGGATCAGCTCGGCCGCCCCTTCGCCATGTGGCCGATCCATCCGGAGCGCGTGCGGGTCTGTCGCGCAACCGACCATGAAGTCGACGCGTACGGCGATCCGATCGAGCCGGGCGATCTCTATTACGAGATCGACCAGCGCGGTACGACGATGGGTGGGGCGACCATCCTCGCGGCGAAGAACATGTTCCACATTCGCGGATTCGGCGAAGGACCGGTCGGCGTCAACGTGATTGCATATGCCGCCCAGTCGCTGGGCTGGGCGCGTGCCGCGCAATTGTTCGGCGCGGCCTTCTTCGGCAACGGCATGAATCCTGCCGGTGTCGTCATCAACAAGAAGCCGTTGAAGCCGGATGGGCTGAAGCGCCAGAAGGCTGAGTTCGATCAGCTCTACAAAGGGCCGAACAACGCCAACCGGACCGCATTCCTGGACAATGAAGCCGACTGGAAGCCGATCGGCTTCAATGCCCAGAACTCGCAGCTGATCGAGGTGCACCAGTTCCTGATCGAGGAGCAGTGTCGGTGGACCGGCGCACCGCCGCACAAGGTCATGCACCTGCTGCGGGCGACGTTCACCAACATCGAATCCCAGGGCATCGAAGTCGTCGTCGACAGCATCTCGCCTTGGGTGAAGCGCTTCGAGGATGAGGCCGAGTTCAAGCTGTTCGGCCAGAACCGCCAGAAGCTCTACACCAAGATCGACATGCGCGCCCTGATGCGCGGCGACATGGCGGCGCGCATCGCATACTACAAGGGTATGACGTCGATCGGCGCCTATTCGCCGAACCGGGTGCTCGAGCTCGAGGACGAGAACACGCTCGGCCCCGAGGGTGACATCCACACCATGCAGGGTCAGAACGTCACGTTGAAGCAGATCGCAGAGGGCAAGGTTGAGACCGCGCCTGGCGCGCCGCCGGCGCCGACCGAGAGCGACGACGCCGAGCCGGCCACGCCGCCAGAAGTCGGTGAGGACGAAGAGACCCAAGCGCGTATCGCCCGACGGCTTTACGCGATCGAGCAGCTGATGGGCGAGCCGGCACATGTCTAAATCCCCCGTGATGCTCGCGCGCAGCGAAGCCTCGCCGCCGGAAAAGCCGGTGTCGCTGCTGGAGCGGACCGTTGCGCTGGTCGAGCGTCTCGTCGGTCGCGTCAGCGCGCTCGAGCAGAAGCCGCTCGGCCGTGACGGTCGCGATGGTATCCAGGGCGAGCGCGGTCCTGTCGGAGAAGCCGGGCCGCGCGGTGAGGTGGGTCCGGTCGGCGAGCGCGGTGAACAAGGCATGCCCGGCGAGGTTGGCCCTTCCGGCCCGCGCGGCGAGGCGGGCGAGCGCGGTCCGGTGGGGGAAACCGGACCACGTGGCGAGGCAGGCCCGGTTGGCGAGCGCGGTGAACAAGGCGTCCCCGGCGAGGTTGGCGAACGCGGTGAGCGCGGTCCACAGGGAGAGGCTGGCCCGCGCGGCGAAGCGGGTCCGCAGGGCGAACGCGGCGAGCGCGGTGAGCAAGGTTTGCGCGGTGAAGGCGGCCCTGTCGGCGAGCGCGGTCCGGCTGGCGAGGCCGGCCCGCGCGGTGAAGCCGGTCCGGCTGGTCCGATCGGCCGCGATGGGCGCGATGGTTTGCCGGGTGTCCAAGGCGAACGCGGTCCGCAGGGTGAAGCCGGCCCGACGGGCGAGGTCGGTCCGCAGGGCGAACCGGGTCTACGCGGCGAAGCCGGCGAGCCGGGTCCGCGCGGCGAGGGTGGTCCGATGGGCCCGCAGGGCGATGCCGGGCCGCAAGGGCCGCGGGGCGAGCCAGGCGAGCCTGGCCCCCGTGGTGAGCAGGGACTGCCGGGCCCGATGGGCAAGCAGGGCCCGCGCGGCGAGGTCGGTCCCGTCGGCCCGCGCGGCGAGCCTGGTGTCAGCATCGAGATCGGCGATGTCTTCCGAGCCGGCATCACGGCAAAGGACCTCGACCGCGTCATGGTCCGGGAGATCACCATCAATGGCGAGACCTTCCAGGTTCTCGTTCCGAATTGAGGGCAGCATGAGCAAGCATCTCTTTCCGATCTTCAACGCCGTGGTGCCGATCAAGGCCAAGCCCGCCGCGGGCGCCAAGCCGAGCGGCTATCGCGTCGTCGTCAACAAGGCAAAGGACAGCGCCGAGATCTACGTCTATGGCGTGATCGGCGGCGACTGGTTCGGCGAGGGCGTCACAGCGAAGCAATTCGCCGACGACCTCAAGGCGCTCGGCAGCGTCAAGACGATCGACCTGCGGATCAATTCCGAAGGCGGCTCGGTGTTCGACGGCAAGGCGATGTATTCGCTGCTCAACGAGCACAAGGCGAGGAAGATCGTGCACATCGACGGGCTGGCCGCCTCGGCCGCCTCGTTCTTGGCGATGGCCGGCGACGAGATCGAGATCGCCGAGGGCGCCTTCGTGATGATCCACAACGCCTATACCATCGCGATGGGCGATGCGCGCGAGCTGCGCCGCTCGGCCGAGATGCTGGACACTGTCAACAACACAATCATCGACGTCTATGCCGCGCGCACCAAGGCCGAGCGCAAGAAGATCGTGCAGTGGATGGACGACGAGACATGGATGACCGGCGCCGAAGCCGTCGAGAACGGTTTTGCCGATCGCATGGTTGAGAACCTGAAGGTCGCGGCCTGCGTCAGCAATCCGAAGGCACTGGAAACCTTCAAGAAGGTTCCGTCAGCGCTGAAGCCGAACAACCGCCGCGCCGCTGCCGCTTTCGCGCGCATCGCGGCGCTGAAGGCCTGACACCGAGATTCCGTCTGCAGACGGATACGCGCCGCAGTGATGCGCCGCGTCAATCGCGACCGATGTGAGATCGGCCGCATCACAGGTCCCGCCGTGAGGCGAGACAGCCCATAGAAGGACAGAATTCTATGACCATGAAGAGCGCCCTTCTGGGCGATTACTCGCGTCTCGCCGCTCTCGCTGCGCTTGGCGCTGTCTCCCTCGGTGCGATCCGCATGGACGCGCCGGTGCTCGCTGACCTCGAGGCGCGCGTCGTCGAGATCAACGCCGCACTCGATGCCTTCCGCGTCCGCGCCGAAGCCGGCGAGGATCTCACGGACGAAGAGACCGCTGAAATCGAGGAGAGCGCCGGCGAGCTCGAAAAGCTCACCAAGAAGATCAAGGCGCTGAAGCTGCTGCAGCCCACCGGCCAGGGCCGCCGCAGCGCGCCGGAAGCGCGGACCGAGCCTGCGGGCGGCGGCCAGCGCCGCACCGTCCCGGCCGAACCGCGTCAGGACAACCAGCGCCATGGCTTCCGCTCGTTCGGCAGCTTTGCCCAGTCGGTGCTCAACCACTACCGTGGCAACGTCACGGAAGAGGTCGGACGGCTCCGCAACATCGCCACCACCTATGGCGGCGAGGGTGTCGGTGCGGACGGCGGCTTCCTGATCCCGCCGACCTTCTCTCAGGAGATCTGGCAGAAGGTGATGGCGGAGGAGAACCTGCTCAGCCGCTGTACCCCGCTGACGACCGACGGCAACAGCATGATGATCCCGAAGGACGAGACTACGCCGTGGCAGACGTCCGGCGGCGTCCAGGTCTATTGGGAAGGCGAGGCGCAAGTCCCGTCCGCATCCAAGCCGCTGCTCGAGCTTGGCAACTTCCGGCTTTGCAAGCTGATGGGCATCGTGCCCATCAGCGAGGAGATGATGCAGGATGCCTCGGGCCTCGAATCCTGGTTGCGTGCCAAGGCGCCGAGCAAGATGGTGGCCAAGATCAACACCGCCATCATCGCCGGCACCGGTGTCGGCCAGCCGCTCGGCATCATCCCGGGCTACGGCGCGGTCGGCGCGTCCGTCGTCCAGGTCAGCAAGGCCACCTCGCAGCCGGCCGACACGCTCTGGATGGCCAACGTCGAAGACATGTATTCCCGCATGTACTCCGGCTGGCGGCGCAACGGGATCTGGCTGATCAACCAGGATCTCGAGCCGCAGCTCAACCGCATGGCGTTCCAGGCAGCCGGTGCGTCGTCTCTGTTGCCGGGCACCAATCCGGTGCCCGCCTACATGCCGGCCGGCGGGCTGTCGAACTCGCCCTATGCGACGCTGAAGGGACGCCCGGTGGTGCCGCTCGAGGCCTGCGCCGCGATCGGCGATCTCGGCGACATCATCTTTGCCGATCTCAGCCAGTATTGGGCGCTGACCAAGGCTAATGGCGGCGTTCAGACCGACAGTTCAATCCATCTCTATTTCGACCAGGCGCTGACCGCGTTCCGGTTCATTTTCCGGGTCAACGGCCAGCCGGCATGGTCTTCGACCATCGCCCGTCAGAACGGCAGCAACACGCTGTCCTGGGCCGTCGCGCTGCAAGCGCGCTGATCGAACCAATGACGATGCCGCGCGCCGCCTGACCGCTGGCGCGCGGCCCATCTCTTCCCCGAATTGCTCCGGCGCCGGCGCGGATGTTGCCAGAGGCGCTCTCCTCATTCCCAAAAGGGAAATCTGCCATGAAGAACGCTCACTTCGTCGAGAAGAACCAGGTGGTGCTCGGCTTCAAGCCGGTCGCAATGAACACCGCGGCCAACAATGGCGACTATGTCAGCCTGAAAGGCTATGCCCGCTGCGCCGTGATCTTCATCAAGGCGGTCGGCACCGCCGGCGACGATCCGACCCTGTCGTTCAAGCAGGCGACCGACGTGTCCGGTACCGGCGTCAAGGCGCTCGGCGTCACCCGCATCGACAAGAAGCAGGCAGCGACCGACCTGACCGCGGTCGGCACGTTCACCAAGTCGACGACGGACTCGCCGGCGACCAATGACACCTTCAACACCACGAATGGCACCTGGACCAATTCGGACCTTGCCGAGCAGGCGGCGATCGTCGTCGCCGACATCAAGGCCGAGGATCTCGACATCGCCAACGGCTTCGACTGCATCACCTGCAACGTCGGCGACGTCGGCACCAATGCCCAGCTCGGCACGCTGATCTTCGTGCTGCATGAGCCGCGCAACATGAAGGAAACGCTGGATTCGGCGATCGTCGACTGACGGCGTTCGAACCCCGATGAGATGAGGCTCCGGCATTTGCCGGAGCCTCTTCACCGCCAACTCAAGAACCAGCGAGTCCTGTCATGAAAGTCAAGATGCTCGTCACCCCGCCCGGTGGCCGCCGCGAATTCGAGAAGGGCGAGACCTACGATCTCGAGGAGAGCTACGCGAAGAAGTTCATCTCGCGCAGCTGGGCCGAGCCCGCCGACAAGGCGGCGGAACGGGCCGCGAAGGAAGAGCAGGAGCGTTCTGCTGCGACAGCCAAGGCCAAGACCGAGCAGGAGGCCAGGGACAAGGCGGCGGCGCAACTCGCGGCCAGGCTCGAAGCCCGCGGGAAGATCATGATCCCGGCCGACATCTCGAATTTGTCCGCCGGCGATGTCATCAAGCTCGCCCAGTCGCTGAGCGATGACCAGATCAAGACTCCTGACGACGCGATGAAGGCGATCGAGACCGAAAAGGCTCGCCGCAACCCTACGTGACGCCGGAAGGCGATCGTCTCGATCGCCATCTCCGCACCTCGATCTTCGAGCTCTCGAAACCAGACGAGCAAGCCACCATGCGCGGACTCCAGCGGCTGGCCAACGTGACCGGCAATTTGATGAAGCAAGCGGACGCCGAGGCCGATGCCGCGGCGTCCGAGCTCGAGGCCGCCTATGCCGAGCAGGTGAGCGTCGCGAAGCGCTACTCGGCCTTCGCCAAGCAGGTCTCGCAGGCCTCGAAAGAGGCGATCGATAACCTCAACCAGATCAGCAACATCCCTTTGCCGGAGTCCGAAGGCTCCGGGAATTCGCAGGGCTGACCGGTGATCGACCCGTCTGCGCAAATCCACCGGCTTGCGCTGGTTGAGGATTCCGAGATCGGTCCGCGGAGCCGCGTCTGGCAGTTCGCCAGCGTGATCCGGGGGACCGTTCTCGGCGCCGACTGCAACGTCGCATCCTGCGCGACGCTCGACGGGCCCGTCTTCGGCGACCGCTGTATCATTTCGCAGGGCGCTGCGATGGGACCCGGGTTTCGGTTCGGCAGCGACATCTTCGTCGGGCCGAACGTCACGATCTGCAATGACCGCTGGCCGCGTGTGAGCAAGTCCGGATTCGACGCAGAGGCGTTCCGGCGCGGCGACTTCACCGTAGTGGTGAAGGATGGCGCCACGATCGGGGCGAACGCCGTGGTGTTGCCGGGCGTGATCATCGGCAAGCGGGTCATGGTCGCCGCCGGCGCGGTGGTCGATCGCGATATTCCGGACGACCACCTGTTCCGGCGCGACGGCCGGATAACACCTTTCAACCCGCGACGCAGTCCGCAGCGCATGCGCATCGTGCTGATGCGGCAGGAGGTGGCGTAATGCTGACGGTCGCCACGCTGCTTTGGGACCCGAACGAGGCCTCGCTGCCGTTCTCGCGCTGCTATGACGAGTCCTGGGTGCGCAAGCTCCACGACGGCTTCGACCGGCACCTGAAGCAACCGTTCCGGTTCGTGTTGTTCACCGATCGTGACCGGCGGCTGCCGGCGCATATCGAGCAGGTCCGGATGAAGGCGAAGCCCCCGGACTATTCGTCCTGCATCGAGCCGTATCGGTTCGGCGTGCCGATGATCCTGGTCGGTCTCGACACGATCATCACGGGTCCCATCGACCATCTGGCCAATTACTGCTTGAACGCCTCGACCATCGCTTTGCCGCGCGATCCCTTCATGCCATCGCGCGCATGCAACGGCGTGGCGCTGATTCCGGAAGGGCAGCAGCACGTCTGGCGCAACCACCGCGGCGAAAACGATATGGAATGGATGAGGGCGCAGGATCACGTCTTCATCGACGATTTGTTTCCCGGGCAGGTGCAGAGCTTCAAGGGCCATGTCCGTGACCGTGGGCTGGCCGATACCCGGATTTGCTACTTTCACGGTGAGCAGAAGCCGCACCAGCTGCCACACGTGCCGTGGATCGCGGAGCATTGGCGATGAAGGTTGAAGATTGCTTCGTCAATGAGCGCGGGAATGCGATCAGAATGGTCGTAACCGGCGGGGGATCGTTGTCGACTTCGGTGAAGATATTCATGGCTGGCCCAACTAGCACGGTGACCAACGAAATCACCTTGATGGAAGCGCGGCGCTTGCGTGATCTTCTTAATGAGGTTGTCGGACAGCAATGACCTCACGGGAGCTCGAATACTGGTCGCCCGAACCCCTGTTCAAGGGCGAGACGATCTTCTGCCTGGCGTCGGGTCCGAGCCTGACCGCGGACATCTGCGCGCGCATCCGTGGGCGCAGGACGATCGCGATCAACTCCAGCGCCGTGTTGGCGCCATGGGCCAGCGTCCTCTTCTTCACCGATTCCAGCTGGTATGAGGCGCGGCGCGATCTGGTGGCGAACTGGTGCGGCCTCGTGATCTCGATGTCGCGCACCGCCAAGCGAGAATTGCCGGACAAGGTCAAGCGGGTGCAGGGCGAGGGCGACCCGCAGGCACTGCCGGGCTTCAGCCGCGGCCCGCATGTGATCCAGCAGGGCCGGTCCAGCGGGCACACGGCGGTGAGCCTTGCGATCGCGCTCGGCGCTTCGCGGGTGGTTCTACTCGGCTACGACATGCGTTTCGTCGCCGGCCGCGAGCACTGCCATGACGAGTACAAGGGCTCAGCGCGCGATGCCGAGATCTACAGCCGCGAGTTTGTGCCGGGCTTCGCTGGCTGGGATGAGGCCGCGCGCGCGGTCGGCGTCGAGGTCGTCAACGCGACCGAGGGCAGCGCGGTGAAGGAATTCCGGTTCGCGCCACTGGACGATGTGCTGAGGTGAGATTGGTCGCATGACCCAGCAGAATATCAATACAGGGCTGTTTCCGGAGCAACTTCGCCGTGTCGCCCAAGATAACTTCGTCGATCTCTATGCGCAGTTGAACTCGGTTTACGCTCTGAGCCTCCAACCCCGCAATCTTAACGCGGGAATGTCCTCAGATCAGCTTCGCGCCGCCGCGCAGGCAAATTTCAGCGAGATCTATGCTGCTTTGCAAGCGCGCGGCGTCAACGGATCGCAGCAGCATCTCAATGCGGGCCTCGCGGTCGATCGCCTGCGATCTTTCGCGCAGCTCAACTTCACAGATCTGTATACGCTTCTTGCCGGAGCGAGCGCTGCGGTCAGAGTTGTTGCCGACACGACCAACAGCTTCTACGTCATGGCCCGCAGTCTGCGCGGGACGGCCTTTGCCTATCACTTTATCAGGAATTCCGGCGGCAACACCGCAACGGATCTCGGCGGCTCATGGCCAAACTGGCGTTATGCCGGCTGTGCCGAATTCCTCAGTGTCTCGCTGGCGCCGACAGGAACGCCCTTGCGGACGTTTTCGAACGACACCGGCGCGCAGGACTACGCCTTCGTGCTTCCGACTTCGTCCGTCAAGTTTGCCGGCTCCTATCACGGTGTTGGTGCAGGAGGCTCCCTGACCGCCGAGACCCTTACGATCGACGGGCAGGCGTTCGACCCGACGTCGAGCGCCGCCGTAGGCAGCCAGGTCATCCTGACGCATAGCGTATCGATCACCGATGGTTCCAGTACAGTCACCGTGACCGGCTTCACTGTGACGATCGATGCGAGCGGAATCGTATTCAATCCAGGCACGATTTCGTCCAGCGCGGTTCTGTCGACCGCGTTCGTTGGTATGGCCATCGCTACGGGCTCGTTTGATGAGGGCACGCTCACCCTGACCAGCGGCACCACGGAGTACAAGACGCCGATCTCGACAGGCACGACGACCTATGGCCGCACCTATATGCAGAAGGCCAATATGGTGAGCTTGCGCAAGACGTCGGATGGTCTGACTGTCCGCGTTTCCCATGGAGGAACGGCGCTTGCGGGTTATCGTCGGACTTCTGTGGTACGCGACACCGTCCTCAACCGGGCGAAGCTCTATTTCGATTTCGGCAATTCCGGGGGTGCATTCGGGTCATTGTCCGGATTTACGTGGTCGCAGAGCTACGAGCTCGGCGCCGCCGGTGCGACATCGTTCGCCGCCAACCTGATCACCAATGGCGCCTTTGCGGCGAACATCAACAACTGGACGACGACCTCTGGCAGCGTCGCATGGAACGCGGCGGGCGTGATGCGGCATTCGAGATCCGCAACGGGAACGGACGATCGGAGCTTGCAGGCGATCACGACGGTCGTGGGCGCGCCCTACCTGCTCGCGGCAGAGAACACGTACACGCCGGTCGGGCCCGGTAATGCCGGGACCTACGTCAATCCCGGCTCTATTGCGCTCGGCAGTGCATCGAACGGCAGCCTGATCACGCCCGCGCCGGCCTATGCCAAGGTGGCGTTCGACCAGAACGGGTACAACGCTCATGTCGTTATCCCGACCCAGACGACACAGTACCCCATGCTGATCCTGGAGGCACAGGGCGCAGCAAACACACTGGTTGGCGACACCTCGGACTTCGACAACGTGTCGATGTTCGCACTGGCGGCTTAGGTCGCGCTGCTTGGCGGCTGTGATGTTGCAATGCCAAAAGGTTGAAATGTCGTCATGAGATCGATCGTCATAGTCGCATCGCCTGCCTCGGATACGGCACTGACGACCCTGGAGCGCGTCAAGCTCGAACTCGACATTTCCTCCGGCGACACCAGCAACGACACGGTTCTCCAGGAGAAGATCGACGAGGCTTCGGACGACATCGAGGCGTCGCTCGGCTTTCGCCTGGTGCGGGAGAGCGCGGTCGAGACCTTCTGGCATGAGCAATATGACAACGCGCCGGAGAAGCTGGTCCTGGACCGGACGCCGGTGGCGTCGATCGCGAGCGTGATCGTCGATGGGGTCACGGTTGATCCGTCGGCCTATCGCTATGATCCCAACACGGGCGAGCTGTTCGCGCTCTGCAATGGCTATCCGCATGTCTGGATCTTCTGCCAGAGCGTCGTCGTGACCTATGACGGGGGCTACATCCTGCCGGGCGCGAGCAACCGGACCTTGCCCAAGGGCATCGAGGGCGCCTGCGTTGCGCTGGTGTCGAGCTTCTGGGCGGCGAAGGGGCGGGATCCGACGAAGAAGTCGGAGGATGTGCCCGGGGTCGGACGCGTCGAATATTGGGTGGGAACTGTCGGCGAGGCCGGCGAGCTGCCGCCCGATATTGTTGCCAGGCTTGCGCCCTTTCGAAGGCCGGTGGTGGCATGACCGCAGACCAGGCCATTGCGATGCTCGATCGCATGCTGTTGACGCAGGAGGGGGAAGACATCGTTCTTACGCGCGAGGACGACGACAACAACGTCATCGCATCTGTCACATGCCGTGCTCGCGTCGACCGCACCAAGGCAGACGACGCTCCCGCCGGCATTGCGCGGTCAGGATTTACTCTCATCCTGTCACCGACTCCGTTGCTCGCAGCCGGATGGCCGGATGGCGATCCGGCCAACATCGTCCCAGTCGAGAACGAGGGCGACAAGGTCGCGCTCGATAGTTCTGATCGCCGCCAAACCGTGGTGTGGGTCGATGCACCAAAAATCGGTAATAGGGTGGTTCGGATCAATCTGAGGATTTCGGGCTGATGGCGCTGACGGACCCAGCTGCGGATCTTCGCGCTGCGATCGAGGCAAAGCTGTTGGCGACGCCGGCGCTGTTCGCGTTGATCGAGAAACGCATCTTCGATCGCGTTCCGGCAAAACCGGATTATCCGCTGGTGACCATCGGCAACATCCAGGTCTTGCCGGAGTCTGCCGACGGCGTCGATGCGGCAGAGTCCATCGTCACGGTGCACGTCTGGGATCAGTACAAGCGCGCCGACAAGGCTAAGCCGGTTGGCGCGCTCGTCATCAGCGCGTTGCATGAGGAAGAGTTGCAGACCGACGGCGTCGGCACACAGTCAATACTGCTCGAAAGCGCGAACTATCTGCGCGACCCCGACGGCGTCACCAACCACGGCATCCTCACCTTCAGCATCCTCACGGATGCGAACACCGATTGATTTAGTTTCCGCGTCTCAACCTCAGCAGGAGCTCAAGAGCCATGACTTCGCTCTCCACCAACGTGCGCGCGTCGATTTCCGCAGTGAACAAGAAGAGCCTCGACGGACGCGACGTCGTCGACAAGATGCCGGAGTCTGCCGACGTGCTGATCGCGAGCGGGACCGGCTACGGCAAGGCCGACATTGCGTTCATGGACATCCGTACGCTCGCATCGAACACCAGCGAAAACCTCGATCTCGCCGGCAGCCTGACCGACGCCTTCGGCGCCACTATCACCTTTGCCAAGCTCAAGGCGATCGAGATCGAGAACCCGGAAGCCTCGACCACAAACCTGACGGTCGGTGCGGCGGGCTCGAACACGTTCGTCGGCCCGTTCGCCGACGCGACCGACGCGATCATCCTGAAGCCTGGCGACAAGTTCGTCGCCGTTAGCCGGACCGGATGGACGGTCACCGCAAGCACCGGCGACATCTTGAAGGTGGCCAACGCTTCGGGCGCGGCTGTCAGCTACACCGTCAAGCTGATCGGCGCATCAGCCTAGCCCGCCAGCGACTTTCGGACAGGGGATCTTCGCTGTGGGCAACAATCCCAGTGTCAAGCAGTTCAAGACGGACATGCTGTCACTGAAAAACCAGGTGGCGAAGAAGTTTCGCAACCAGTTCCTCGCGCAGGCCGCAGAGCTGCGCGAGAACATTCAGGTAGCGATCCAGCACAATATCACTGGGCATCTGCACGATTCGGTGCGCGTTAAAGACGTGTCCACCGATACCAAGCCGTCCGTCCTGGTCCTCGCCGGCGGCCCGTTGACGACAAAGCGCACCGATGCAGGCGCATTTGACTATGCGCTCGCCGAGGAATTCGGGACGGTCAAGGAAGAAGCACTTCCATTCTTCTATCCGACCGTTCGCGGTTACAAGAACGCCTTCCGCGAGGGCGCTCGCGAGACTTTCCAAGAGACGATCGAAGAGAGCAACAAGATCCGCGCTGCGAGAGCCAGCAATAGCGGTGCTGCCGGTCAGACGGCGGCCTATCGCGGCGCCCTGACGCTGCGGCGTTCGTAAAGAAGTCAACTCGAAAGGAGATCGCCGCCATGGCGCAAGCCCAGACGCTGAAATATTCGACGTTTCTGATCCAGCTCGGCAGCGGTTCGCCGACTGTCTACGCTTCGCCTTGCGGCCTCAACTCAAAGGGCTTCTCGCGTACGGCTGCAACCAACGACACCAACGTGCCGGATTGCGATGATCCGGATGCGCCGTCCTGGCTCGAGCGCGACGTCGTTTCGCTGTCGGGACAGATGACCGGGGCCGGCGTGGTAGCGGACGAAGATTTCGACGTCTGGAACGACTGGTTCGAATCCGGCGCATCCCTGCCTGTACAGATCAAGCTCGGCACGCGGACATGGCAAGGAAATGCGATCCTGTCCAAGCTCGATGTCACCGCCAGCCGTGGCCAGCGCGTCAATTTTTCTGCAACGATCGACAGTGACGGCGAGATCCTCAAGCTGTGAGCGAGATCGATCTGATCTGGGGAAGCGGTCAGCACGCATTCAAGTTCGGGCTGGGGCAGTTCCGCGCGCTCCAGGAGAACGTCAACCGGCGGCGCCTGGCGATCGGGGCGCCGCTGGTAGGTCCGATGGACCTGGTCGAGCAGCTCAGGGCCAAGAACCTCTGGCCGGACGATTTGCGCGATATCCTGCGCCTCGGCCTGATCGGCGGCGGTATGACGCCGCGCGATGCGCACATCGAGATGACGCAGAGTTTCGATGACACGCCGCCGCTCGAGCACGTGAAGCCTGCGCTGTCGGTCCTGCTCGCCGGACTGGTCGGGCCGCCGTCCGCGGCGGTGCCTGACGACGCAAAAAAAAAGACGATGACGAAGGCGGCCCCGTCGATTTTGCCGTGATCTACGGCAACGGCGCGGCGATGGGCTTTGCGCCCGACCAGGTCGACCGCATGTCGTTCTGGCAGTTCCGCGCCTGCATCGATGGTTTCAACAAGGCCAACGGCGGCGAGGAAACCATTCCGCCACCGACCGATGCCGAATTTGACGCGCTCCTGCAAGGGAAGCCCCTGAATGTCGACTGATCTCGTCGCCGTGCTCGGCGCTCGTCTCGACCAGTTCTCATCTGATCTCGATCAGGCGGGCAACATGGCCGATGACGCGATCTCGCGCATCGAGTCCGCATTCGACGGGCTCAATCCGGGCTTTGCCGGACTGTCAGGCCTCGGCGCCGTGATCGGCGGCGCGACTGCGGCCGCCGGCGCCTTGCTGGCGGCGATGACCAGCATCAATTCCGAGGTCGCCAGCATCGGCAAGAACGCCGAATTCGTCGGTCAGAGCGTGGCGGATTTCCAGCGCACGTTGTTCGCGGCCGGGCAGGGCGGCGTCTCCAGCGAACAGGCGACCAAGGACCTGCGCGGTCTCGCAACGCTGCTGGCCGATGCCAAGGAAAACGAGAACTCGCTGACCAAGCTGCTCGACGCCAACAACGTCAAATACAAGGACCGTACCGGGCAGGTCATCAACACCAGTCAGGCGCTGAAGGTCGCGGAGGATCTGATCGGCCGCTTCCAGTCATTGCCGGAAAAAACCAAGGCAGCCGAGATGCTCGGCCTGTCCGAGGGTTGGGTACGTGCGCTGACCGAAGCCGCGGGCGGCTTTCAGGCGGTCGCGGCTCGCGCCGACGCCGCCGGCGTCGTGATTGACGCGGCCACGGTCGCCAAGGCCGAGCTGTTCGAGCGCGCATGGCAGCAGTCGACCGACGCATGGGGGAAGCAGTTCAAGTCGGTCGCCGGGGATGTTGCCGTCTATCTCGGCGGCCTGATCGACCAGGCCGGCGAGTTTCTTCAAAAGTCATTAGCGGCGAATGGAATCAAGCCCGGCGACAATAACGAAAAGTTCAACGCGACGATGGACGCGCTCGACATCGCCCGCAAGGATGCGCTGGGTCTGGCGCAGGATGTCGACCAGCTCACGCGCGTCATCGATCGCATGGCCCGGACTGGCGGCGATCCCGACATCATCGCGGGGCTCGAAGCAGCGCGCTTCAAGGCGCAGGTTTTCCGCATGGAATTGGAGAAAGCGCAGGCCGCGGCGGCCAAGGCCGAGTTTCCGGACGGCGTGCCGCTCCCGGCGGCAAGGCCTGCCTCGGCCAATGATCCTGATCCGAATGCAGCCAGGCTGCCGGTCCGCAAGAAGGGCAGCGACAAGCGCGATCAGTTCGATATCGCGGTTGACGACATCACCAAGCGCACCGCGACCATCAAGGCCGACACGGCTGCGATGTTCCAGAACAACGTGGCGCAGGCGCAGATGCGCGCCGAGTTCCGCGAGCTGACCGCGATCATGCGCGACAATGGCGAGGTGACGCAGGAGCGGATCGACAAATACGAGGATCTTCGCAAGACGATGTCAGCACAGCAGGCGCTCGAAGCGGCCGGCATCACGCTGACCGCCGATCACGCGCAGAAATTTCTCAGTTCGTCGCAGGCAATCGCCTCGGCAACAGCGTCTTATGACGCGGCCAAAAAATCGCTGACCGAGATCAACGGCGCCAGCGCGCAGCTCGGCGGCGCTCTCTCGACCGCATTCTCGGACGCGATTTTCGAAGCCAAAAGCCTCGACCAGGTCGTATCCAACCTCGCCAAGACGATCGGCAAAGCCGGCATCAACTCGCTTGCTGCCTCGTTCTTCAATGCGCCGGCCTCCGGCGGCCTGTCGCCGTTTGCCTCGATCTTCAAAAGCTTCATTCCGGGCTTCGCCGGCGGCACGGATTCAGCGCCAGGCGGGCTGGCGTGGGTCGGTGAAAGCGGCAGGGAATTGGTCAACCTGCCGCGCGGCTCTCAGGTTATCCCGAACGACGTCGCTCGCCAGATGACCGGCGGTTCGACCATCCAGAACGTGTTCCATGTCGCTGGCGACGTCACGCCGGGAACGGTCGACCGGCTGCACGCCATGGTGATCGCCGCCAACCAGAAGGCGGACCGGGTGACGCGGATCGTCTCCTCGGCGCAGAGCTACAACGCGACTGGGGTAGGCCGGTGATCGACTATGCGCTCGCGCATCCTCAACTGATGGCTTTGGCGGTCGCCGCTTGGGCTCTCGCGCGTCTCCTGCGCTGGATGCTGACGCCGGCACCGCGTGACTGGCTGGACTGATGACCTTCGCCCCCGAATTCCCCCGCGCGCTGCTGCGCGAAAAGTCCCATGCGTGGAACCTCGCCGGCAACGCCGTGTCGGGTGGCCAGACCTCCGTCGGTCAATCCTATGCGACCTCGGACGGTGGCGGCTTCTGGACCTGCAAGATGTCGGACGTCTCGCTCTCAGGCGGCCGCAAGGGCATCGACAGGGGCCGCGACCGCCAGAAGGTGTCCACGCAGCTCTGGCGGGCCGTGCAGATGCTCGCCGACGGCGGGGCGGGGCAGCTGGTGGTGCCGCGCAATGACGCGCTGGTGCGGCCCTGGCCGCCGGGGTTCGCGGCAAGCTTCGGTGACGGCGTCCCGCATGACGACGACAGCCTGCTCGATGACGGCTCGGACTATTACCAGCAGGTGATCGACATCGTTGCCGCGGCCGCGGACCTGCGCGCCACCTCGCTCGACATCTCGATCGCGCTCGCCGGCGAGCTGCTCGGCGGCGAGGAGTTCTCGATCCGGCATCCGACCAAGGGCCCGCGGCTCTACCGCATTCGGACCGTCGAGATGATCTCGGTCGATGAGGCCACCATCACCATCCGCCCGCCGCTGCGCGAGGCGATCGAGGACGACACGCCGCTGGAATTCGACCGGCCGGTCTGCCTGATGCGGCTGGTCTCGCCGTCGTCGATGGACCTGACCGAGCAGCCTTGGACCTTCAACTCGGCGAGCGTCGATTTCGTTGAGGATCTGCGGGACGTCGTGACGTGACCTTCAACGAAGCGGAGCTCGCCGCGCTCGACAGCGGCGTCGCGCGGTTCGGCGACCTGTTCCGGCTGGAGGTCGACCCGGTGGCGCGGCTCTGGCTCGGCGCCGGCGATCTCGACGTCGGCACCAACGTCTATGACACCGCCGGCGGCATCTACAAGGGCCTCGGTCAGATCGGCCCCATCCCGGAATTCGACGCCATGATCAACGGCGCCGCCAGCCGGATCGAGGTGGTTTTGAGCGGCGTGTCCGGACAGATCGCCGAAGTCGCGCAGGGCGACGATACCGACCAGATCAAGAACAAGCGCGCCGCCTTCGGCTTCGTGCTGTTCGGCGACGATTTGCAGCCGCTCGGCTCTGCGCATTGGTATGCGCATTACCGCGCCGACGTGCTGTCCTCCGGCAGCGAGCCGGTGCTCGAGCCGACCGGCGTGCCGGTGCGCTGGATCAAGCTGTCCTGTGGCTCTCAGCTGACACGGCGGCGCAGGCCGGCGCGCAGCTACTTTTCGGACAAGGACCAGCAGGCCCGTTTCCCCGGCGATCTCTTCTGCTCGCTGACGCCGCGTTACGTGACCGGATTCAACAAGCCATGGCCGGTGCTGGTGTGAGCCTTGCCGATTATCTCGACCGCGCGGCCGCGGGCCGCTTTCGCTATGGCGTGCTGGATTGCTGCACGCTGATGGCCGACTGGCTGTGCGCGCAGGGGCTTTGCGACGTGATGGCGGACCGCCGCGGCACCTACGCGACCATGGCCGCCTACAAGACGGCAATCCGCAGCGAGGGCGGCATGCTGGCATCCTGTCGCGCGCGCTTTGCGGCAGCCGGCCTTGTGGAGACCTGCGATCCGCAGCCCGGCGATGTCGCGCTGGTGCTGGCGCCGATCGGCCGGCGGCGTGACGGCCGCCTGGTCTCGGCGCCGACCGGGGCGATCTGCCTTGCCGGCGGCCTGCGCGCGATCGTCACCAGCGACCAGGGCGTGATGGCCTTCGCCCTCCCGGTGGTCGCGGCCTGGAGCCTGCCGCATGGCTGAGACGGTCGGACTTCTGATCCTCTCGGCCGCGGGCGCGACCGAGGCCGCCAGCGGCTTTGGCGCCGCGGCGGTGACGCTGGAGATCGCCGGCACGACCATCAGCGCGGCCTCGATCGTCGGGGCGGCTGCGATCACGGCGGCCTCGATCGGGCTGTCCTATGCGCTTGCGCCGTCGCCCGACGTGCCCAAGCCGGAAAACGGCTCGCAGGCGATCCGCCAGGCCGTGCCGCCGCGGGTGCGCGGCTATGGCCGCAACCGGATGGCCGGGGCCTATATGTTCTTCGAGGCTGGCGGCGCGCCGCCGAACACGTCCTATGACGTGATCGCGTACCATCACGGCGAGATCGAGCGCATCGCCGGGGTCTATCTCAACGACGACAGCGTCACCGCCAACATCGACTTCAACAATTTCGGAACGCTGCTGACGGTCAACCCGACCGCCGACGGCTACTATGGCGGTGGGCACGTGACGCTGGAATTGTGGAAAGGGACCACGCCGCAGCCGGCCTCCAGCTTCCTCGGCCCGCTCAGCCCGTGGTCGCCAGCCTTCCACGGTCACGGCATCGCCTATCTGGTGTGCGCGGCCTCGGCGCCGTCGGACCCGACGGATTTCACGAAGTTCTTTCCACACCAGAAGCCCGAACCGTCGGTCGTCGCCGATTGCGCGCTGGTATGGGACCCTCGCGATCCCGAGCAGGACCGCGAGGACCCCTCGACCTGGCCGCGGACGATCGACAACCCCGTCATCGGCCTGATCGATTATCTGACGGGCGATCCGGAGGTGACCGGCGGCCCCGGCCTCGATTACGACATCGCGGTCGCGCCGGTGCTGGACCAGCTGCTGATCGAAGCCTCGCTCTGCGATGACACCATCGCAGGCGAACCGCGCTACGCCTGCAATGGCTGGTACCAGCTGACCAACAATCCGGAAGACGTCATCGGCAAGTTCCTTGCCACCTGCGACGGCTGGCTCTCGGAAGGTGGCGACGGCACCATCGCGTTGACCGTCGGCTATTATCGCGAGCCGGCCGAGCCGCCGCTGACCGACCGGCACATCGTCGGATGGTCGGTCGAGAACGGCGTCGCCGAAGAGAGCCTGATCAACCATCTCGACATCACCATCACCGACCCTGCGCAGAAATACGTCTCGGCGCCGATCGACCCGGTCGAGGATGAGGAGTCCATCGCGATCTACGGCAAGCACGATCAGCCGCTCGATCTCAGCTGGGTGCAGTCGGAGGCACAGGGAGGACGGCTCGGCCGCCGCGGCATGCTGCGGCTCAATACCAAGGCGAGCGGCACGCTGGTGACCGATCTCTATGGCCTCGTCTACATCGGCAAGCGCTGGGTGCGGGTGCAGGATCCGCGCATCCGCGTGCTCAATGATGCCGTGATCGAGATCCAGTCCGCCACCATCCGCCGCGCGGACGGCCAGGTGGTGTTCGGCTGGAAGCTCGTCGATGTCTCGCAGCTCGAGGAAAGCATCGCGCTGCCGAAAATGTACCGCCAGGACGGCTCGTTCCTGGTCCGCCAGGACGGCTCCGTTTTCACAAGGCAAGCAGCATGACCGGCAAGATTTGGGACGATCCGGACAAGCCGTCGCTGGACGGCACCGAGAAGGTGGCCCTGGTCACCGAGGCAGACAATTACGGCAGCTTGCTCTCGACCATCGCGGCCTGGCTGGCGGGTCTGGCGCAGACGCTGACCAACAAGACGATCGACGCCGCCAGCAACACGGTCTCGAACATCACCACCGCGATGTTTGAGGCCAATGCCGTCGACACCGACGCCACGCTGGCCGCCAACAGCGACACGCGGCTTGCCTCGCAGAAGGCGGTGAAGACCTATATCGGCAACCGGCGCCTCGACCAAGCGGCGCTGCCGACCGCCGACGTCTCGCTCAACAGCCACAAGCTGACCAATGTCACGGACCCGACCGGCGCGCAGGACGCGGCGACCAAGAACTACGTCGACACGGTCGCGCAGGGGCTCGATACCAAGCCGAGCGTCAAGGCGGCAACCACGGCCAACATCACGCTGTCGGGCACGCAGACCGTCGACGGTGTCGCGCTGGTGGTGGCAGATCGCTGCCTGGTCAAGAACCAGTCGACGGCCTCGCAGAACGGCATCTATGTCGTTGCGTCGGGCTCATGGACGCGTGCGACCGACGCCGACGCGTGGACCGAGCTGCCCGGCGCCTATGTGTTCGTCGAGCAGGGCACGGTCAATGCCGATACCGGCTGGGTCTGCACGGTCGACCAGGGCGGCACGCTCGGCAGCACCTCCGTCACGTTCTCGCAATTCTCCGGCGTTGGCGCGTATGTCGCCGGGCCCGGTTCGTCGACGTCGGGCAACATCGCGACCTTCAACGGCACGACCGGGCGCACGATTCAGGACAGTGGCGTTGCCTTCTCGACGGACGGCACTTTCGCCAGCAACAGCGACGCGAAGGCCCCGACCGAGAAGGCCGTCAAGACCTACGCCGATGCGAGGGCGGTCATCGGCAAGAATTATCTGTTCAATCCTTCCGGGGAGCTGGCGCAGCGTGGCGTTACGTCGGCGGCCGATGCGACCTATGATTTCGACCGATGGCTGACACTGACGCAGTCCAATCCGGTCACGCCGTCGAGCGTGTCGGACGCCGAGAACGCCACGCCCTTCATGATGCGCTCGCTGCAAGCCAATGCGTCGGCGCAGCGGTTTGGCCGTATCCAGTGGATCGAAAAGGCGCTGTGCCGCGATTTGCGTGGCCAGGCAGTGTCGCTGTCCGCACGGGTGCGGATGTCAGCCTCGACCACGCTGCGCTATGCCGTGGTGGAATGGACCGGCACCGCCGACACCATCACCAAGGACATCGTCAACGATTGGACATCGGGCACCTTCACGACCGGGAATTTTTTCACCTCGACCACGACGACGGTCGTCGGTACCGGCTCGATCGCGCTGACCGCGAACACCTTCGCCGACATCTCTGCTGCGGCGCTCGGCACGGTGTCGGGGTCGATGAACAATCTGGCCGTGTTCTTCTGGACCGACTCGACGCAGGCACAGAACGTCACGCTGGATATCGCCAAGGTGAAGCTGGAAAAGGGCTCGCTCTGCACGGGGTTCGTTTCGCCCGACATGGCGGCGGTGGTCGCGGCTTGTCAGCGCTATTACGAAAAATCCTACAATCTCTCGGTGGCGCCGGCCACTGCGTCGGTGCCGGCCGGTCTCAATGCGATCTGCGTCAATTCGAACACGATCGTGAACGGTCAGAGCATGGGGTCGCGCGAGTTTCAGGTCCGCAAGATGAAGGCCCCGACCGTGACCGTCTACGGATACCAGGGCGGCTCCGGCAAGGTCTCTGACGCCACACCGACGGATCTTGCCGCAAGCTCCGGTTCGACAGGTCTTGTCGGAGAACGCAGCTTCAACGTCACCAATGGCAGCGGCGGATCGATCACCACCACCAACAACGTCGTGGTGTTTCACTTCGCGGCTGACGCCGAGCTCTAACGCTCGCCCTTTAACCTCCCTGACAGACGAGAGACACGCATGCTGATGCAGAGCGCGAAAGAGATCTGGCGCAAATACGTCACCGATGGCGTGCCGGCGTCCGGCGTCAACAAGGTCAGCAAATCGGCAAATTCGATCTGGGGCACATGGGTCGAGACCATGCTGCAAACCGGCATCGCCGGGCTGATGTACGGCACGCTGGCCGAACTCGCCGCCGACCTCAACCACGGTGCCAATACCTCGGCGGCCGTCTACAACGACGCGACGCCGGCGAACAATGGCCTGTATCAGAAGGTCGGCGCCTCCGGCGCCGGCTCATGGACACGTGTCGGCGACCTGCCGATCGCGATCGTGCCGCTCACCGTCACCGGCGGCACCGCCAATGCCATTGTCGCGACGGCGCCCGAAACGCCGCAGATGCCCGGACGCAAGCTGTTCGTGCTGACACCGACGGCGAACAATTCCGGCGCGACCACGCTGGCGTATAACGGCCAATCGGCACTGCCGATCAAGTCGGCGTTCGGCGACCCGCTGATCGGCGGCGAGCTGCTGAACGGCAGCCCGATCGTGATGCTCGGCGCCAGCGATCACTTCACGCTGCTGCTGTCGACCAATGTCGACGCCGACGGCATTCTTGCTGCGGCGGTCGCTGCGCGGGATGACGCGGCTGCTTCGGCCGCTGCGGCCGCGTCAGCTGCCTCGGTGCTCGGCAACCAGGTGCATCAGTACGACACCCGCGCCGCGGCGATCGCCGCGACCGTGCCGGCCGGCGTCAATTTCATCCGGACGCTGGCCTATGATTCCTCGTTCACGGAGAACAGCGGCGCGCTGTTCAAGCGCGTGGCGGCGGGGACGCCGTTCACGGATACGTGGCCGTTGACTGGGACGATCGTGGGCGGAACGACGGCGGCGCCGGACGGCACCTATTATTTTGGCCTTCTGAGCGGCTCGGCGACGGGCTCGGGGCTTTGTGCGACCATCACCGTCGCCGGTGGCACGATCACGGCTGTCGATCATTCGACCCAGCCCGGCAACGCCTACAAGGTCGGCGACGTCATCACGATTGGAAGCATTGTCGCAGCCGACCTTGTGACCGCCTACTCGGTCACGGGCTTTTCCTACACGATCGCGACGATCTCCTCGCCGCTCGCCAGCTTCGTCAACACCCACGATTCCAGCCGCTGGCAGTACCTGGAGAGCAAGGGCTGTCCGCACGTCAACGAGTTTGGCGCCAATGCGAACTGGATCAGTACGGATACCGGTACCACCAATAATTTTGCAGCGTTCCAGGCTGCGCTGTTTTATGCGGCCTGCAACTTGACGGGCACCGCCGAAGGCGGCGGCGGCTATCAGGGTCACTTCGTGAAGGCCGGCCGCGGCAGCTACATGATCCGGCATCCGTCGAACCTAGTGTCTCTGATCATTCCGAACGGCGTCACTCTGGAAGGCGTCGGCGGCACAATGATCAAAATTCACGATTCCTGGTATCCCGCGACGCATTGCATCTGCCTAGGAAACCCGAACGCACATTTTGCAAACTTCCGTTGTGGTATGCGCCACCTCGGCGTTGCCTTCACGCGCGGCATTTCAGTCGCCGTTGGCACATACATGGTGTACGGCAACAACAACCAAGATGGTGGCGGCCTCGACGAGGTATTTCTTTACACGGGACAGTTCGGCGGAATCAAATACGAGAAAGGCTACGGCGGCGCGTCAACAGTAAAGTTCCACAATCTCAACTTCAGTTGCGAAGGCGTAAATCCTGCGTTCGAATGCAATGTTGGCACCACACTTGTTGATTGTCGAACCTGGTCTGTCAACGCGCCGTCGTCGGGCACGAACACCACGAGCGCTGGAATCGTGCTTTCGGGCACGGGCGGAATTTATAGTTTTGAAGGCATCCATTTGGAGGGCTTCAACGACTGTGGGTTCACCGTCGACCTGCGTTCTGGCAACAACCCCAACGTCGCCTTCAAGGGAATTACCGGGGGACTGAGCATCGATTGGCTTTTTATCATCCAAGGCACGTCGCAGTCCGGCAGCTTCTCGTTCGAGCGATGCATCAAGAACAATGGCGCCGCGACAGGCCTGATCAACAACGGGCTCGGATCGTCCCGGACTGATGACATCCGGGCCGGCGACGGTGTCTTTACGATTTGAATAGCGGCGCGCGCCAATGACTATAGGTTGTGGAACTCTCACGAGCCATCCGTTCTACCTGCTTGACAGCAGGCAGAACGGATCAGCTAATGGTTGCATGGGGCGAGAACTATCGATGACAGGCGGAAGGCGCGGGGCGTGGCTTGCCCTCGCGCTCGTCGTCTTCGTCAGCTTGTTCATGTTCCAGCGCCACGTCGGCCGCTATCCCTACTACGCGCTCGACGACATGGATCAGCTGACCGCCCTCGATGTCCTGCTGATCAGAGGCGGGACCTTGCCGGATCACGTCACGCATCCGACGGCCGGCATGTACGTATTCCTGACCTTGACCCACCGGATCGGATATTTGCTGGGTTTGCTGCATTTGCACGATTTCCGGTTCCTCGACCACTGGGCAAACCCGCTGCTCGGGACGGCTGAGCTGATCGACTTCCTCCGGGCTCACCTGCCGTTTCTAGCCATCGGCAGTTCGCTGTTGCTGGCGTTGGCCGTTACCTCAGCTGTCGGGGCCGGGCCGTGGATGGTGATTATAATCTTCCTGTGTATCGCGGTCTCGCGAGCACTTGCCTTCCACACGATCATCTTCCGAACCGACAGCTTCGCGCTGTTTTATGCGGCTGCGGCCGCTTCACTCGCTGTGTGGGCAGTTCAGCGGCGTGGATGGGTCGCAGTTGCGCTCGCCGTCTGCAGCGGCATTGCCGGTGGTTTCGCCTTCACGTCAAAGCTCACGATCGTGCCGACAGTCGCCCTCGCGCCGGCCCTGGTTCTGTTCATGATGGTGAGGCGCGACCAGGCCTTTACCGGAGCCTTCCATGCGACGCGGCGTTTCAACGCCATCGTGTGCATCACTGCGGTGGCCGTCTATGTCGTCTTGCTGGGACTGTCGCAAATCCCGATGGCCTCGACCTTCATCCACACCCGCATCTCGTTTCACAATTACGCGCTTTGCGCGGCGGCCTTGCTGGCGATCGCCGGGCCCGGCATTGCCACACGTATCCTGCCTGAGCGCTCGGTGTTCTACCGCTTCTTTTCGTTCGCCAACCTGATGGCGCTGGGGTTTACACTGTCTTTCCTGGCCCTGTGGTTCGTCATGCTGAGCCCAAGCGGCGGCGTGCGGTTCGTTGCAGCGCTTGCGCGCATCTGTTTCCTCGGTGTCATCGATCCCGCTCTCGCGCCGGGCTATGCCGGCTTCTGGGAACAAGTCTCAAGCTCGCCCTTTTTGCTGCTGCCGCCGCTCGTCCTGTTCCTGTTGCTTGGCATCCTGTCCCTTGCTTCGCTACGAGAGTTAGGAGCGCTGACGGTAATCGGCCTGCTGGTCGTGGTTTCAATTCTCTGGTTCGACCGGATGATCATTCATCAGGACGGGATCTATACCGAGCCTCTGTTGCTGGCACTTTTCGGCCTGATGCTGTCAATGGCTTGGCCAAGGGGTGGTCTGCCAGTTCGTGCAATCGCGGCCGTCTGCGTCGTGATTCTTCTCGCCCGCGGTGCAGCGCAGGGTGAGATCTCGGAGCTGATGGATGCGGGTTATGCCGGTTACTTCAAGGAGAGCCGGCAGATTATGACGCCGTACCAGACAGGCAATCAGCAGCAAATCCAGGATGCGCTGGGACAGGCGCTGGTCAGGGATAGCAGCACGGGGCACGTCGTCTCCGGCCATGCGCGTGAATTGATCTACGCTCAGGCTGCTGACTATCGCGAGGTCGCAACCAGGGTATCCTATGTTGTTCCGAACCTTGGCCGTATCGACTGGAGCAGGATCGGTGTGCTTGGAGAAGGTCTCAAGCCCTTCGGGCAGACACGCCGAGAGCTCTGGTTTACCAGTGTCCCGCGCGAACTCGAGGGCGCTATTATCTACACGCCGCCCGACGATCGGGTAGAGCGCCCCGGCGCCGACTGGCTTAGGATGATTCTTACCTATTGCGGCTTGTACGATCAGGAAATCGACGCATGGGTGCGATCGCGCACCGAGATGATACGACCGCGCTCAGACATGAACGTGCTGGTGTTCGTGCCTGCTGATAAAAGAGAGAGCTTCGCGCTGTCGCCAACGGCGCCCATCGTCGGCACCACCGAGCACCTCTACGTCGGTGTAGTAGTCCCCATCAACGCTCCCGGCGATCTGCTTCGCCGCCTAAAGCTCGAAAGCGACCGCTTTGTCGTCATCGGGCGCAGGTTCGGGTAGTGCCGTGCCAAGGGTTGCAGTCCAGCCGGTGCTTGCTGGTCTCGCAATAGCGCTCGGCGGTTGTGGCTTTGCCGACAGTCACGCTCCACTCCCTTCTTTTATGCGCATCAAGGAAGCCGGGCCTGCAACTCCCGAACCTGCACCAGATGTCAAGATCGTCGTGCGTGGGCAGATGGAGATCGTCTTTCTCGCAACGTCCTATCCGCGCGATGTGCGCGTTGCGACGCCCCGTCGCGCGGTCCGCGGGCCGGGATGGACGGCCTGCGTGCAGGCTCAGTTGACCTCCGCGATCGGTTCACCGCTGGGCGTACAAACTTATATCGTGACGATCGTCGACGGGAAGATCGTCGATCGCCGCCGCGCAGAGGTCGATGATACCTGCGGCTCGGAAACGTTCGAGCCGATCTGAGCTGCGCCCGCGGCTCTCGCACCAAGACCACTCGCACTCAAACACATTTTGAGAGGCTCACAACATGCCCGACCTGCATGGCATTTGGCGCGCCCTGATGCGCCCGACCAGGAGTTAACCGATATGGCTGGCATCACGGCTGCGCGGGTCAAGGCCATCGCCGGGCCCGGCGCGCGCAACGATCTCGTCAACGCCATCGTGCGCGGCTGGCCGCAGGCGGTGGCGAAGGCCAAAATCACGACCCGGCTGCGGGCCTGTCATTTTCTCGCGCAGATCATGACCGAGACGGGCGGTTTGCAGATCCTGAGCGAGAGCGGCGCCTATCGCTATGAGACGATCCTGAAGATCTTCGGGGCGGCGCAATATGCGCGTCAGTATGGCGGACGAGGCCATTCCGCCGGGATCGGGCCCGACGAAGCGCGGCGCATCGCGAGCCTGCCGGTCGACCAGCGCGGGCCGGTTCTGTTCAACCGCGTCTATGGCGTCGGCAACCCGGCCAAGGTCCGCGAGTTCAACAACACCGGCCCGAACGACGGCTGGCTCTACCGCGGCGGCGGCATGATGCAGGCCACAGGCAAGAGCAACTATGCCCGGCTGGAGAAGAAGACGGGACTGCCGCTGGTGGCGCATCCCGAATTGCTGCATCAGCCGGATTCCGCGTTCGTCGCCGCGTATCTGGAATGGGGGCAGGACGGACGCTGCAACGCCGCCGCCGATCGCGACGACGTCAAGGGCGTCCGCCGCATCATCAACGGCGGCGAGAACGGGATTGCCGCATGCGAGACGTTCCTTGCGCGGGCCAAGCAGGTCTTGCAGGACTACCAGCCTCCGGCCGTCGATCATCTGACGCCGGCTACGCCTGATCCATCGGCCGCCGATACCGGCCCGGCCGCGCCCTCTATGCCGGATGATCCTGCGCCGGCGGCGCCATCCGCGCCGGTCGCAGCGGACGTGCAGGGCGATCCGGAATTGTTCTCGGTGCAGAAGCGCCTGAAGGCGATGAACTACACGCCGGGCGTCCTGACTGGCGTCTGGGGCGGCATGACGGCTGGCGCACTCGCCGGCTTCATCAATGACCGTCAGGCGGCAATTGCCGTGCCCGCATCGGTCGAGGCTTTTGGCGCGGAACGCGAAGCCATCAAGGCCGAGCTCGCCCGCGCCGAAGCCGAGCATTTCGTCAGGCCGGTGACAGCGGCGCGGGCCAATGGCGACGTTGCAACCGTCACGTCCGTGGCGCCGGAGGCCGCGCCCGTGCGCCGCAACTTCCTCACAAGCCTCTGGGTCACCATCACCACGGCTGCCGCGGCGGTCTGGTCGACGGTACAGGACAAGGTGCAGCAGGCGTGGGCCTTCGTCTTCGACCACAAGGACGATATTCCGACCGATCCTGGCACGCTGTCGACCGTATGGTCGTATGTCGAGAAGGTGCCGACCTCGTTCTGGCTCATGCTGCTCGCCGGCGTGCTTGCCTTCATCACGCTCGATGCAGCCCGCGGCCTCGCCAAGATCAAGCAGGCCGTCCAGACCGGAGCCCGCCAATGATCGTCGAATTGATTGCATCCGCCGCCGCGCGCTTCGGTGGTTTGAGCTTTGCCATGAAGGCACTGATCGCGCTCGCCTTCGCCGCGACCGTTGCGCTGACCGTGACCTCGGTCTACGGCATCTGGCATCACAAGGTCTACAAGAGCGGTTACGACCGCGCGATGCTCGACATCGCCCGCGCCGACGACAAGGCGATCGATCGTGCTTCGACCCTGCGCAACGGCTATGTGGCGTGCCATGCGCTTGGCCGCAACTGGGATCAGTCGACCGGGAGCTGCGGCAAATGAAGCGCCTCATCCTGATGGCGCCGATGGCGCTGCTGTTGGCCGGCTGCGCATCCGAGAGCCTGAAGGGCTCGATCGCGGGCGGCGAATGCCGGATCTTCGAGCGGCCGTCCTATGCCGTCCGCGGCGTCAAGCCATATGACCAGGACTGGATCGACCGGCAGGTCGAGGGCGGCGTCGGCGGCTGCGGCTGGCATCGGCCGGCGCCGCGGCCGGCCGAGATCGATGCGCCCGGCGCTGCCACGGTGAAACCGGTGCCGGTGAAGCGTCGGGGCATCATGGCGCGCATCAAGTCCGCGGTGCAGAAGACGCCGATTGCAGCCCCGCCGATCGCGCCGGTCCCGGCCTCGCCGTCCGAGGCGGTGCCGGACGCAACGCCACCTGTCCCCGTGCCTGAGGCCAAGCCGCACGATGTGCCGGCTGTCCCGCCGCCGCCGCCGCGGACGCGGCTCGAGCTGCTGCTCGATCCCAGCGGGCCCGCCGTGACAGGCACCGGGCGGTAGCAGTGGTGGCGGATCACGAGACCAACGCCGTGCTGCTCAGCATGGCAGAGAAGATCGGCCGTCTCACGGCGTCGCTGGAAGCTCATACCAGCCAGTGGCGCCAGCAGGACGAGAAGGCCTCGCAGGGCCGCAGAGACACGCATCAGAAGATCGACGCGATGCGCGCGGAGATGCAGAAGCTCGACGGCCAGCTGACCACGGCGATCAAGGACATCGCCGACATGAAGCCGACGGTCCAGACCGTCAAGAACGCGGAGCAGCAGGTCGCCGGCGCGACGTGGATGAGCAAATGGCTCTATCGCGCCGCGATCCTGGCCACCGGCGGCGCTGCATGGGTGGTCCTCAAATATCTCAACATCACGGTAGCCCTGAAATGAAGCTCGAACCGAAACTGCTCTACGAGATGCACGGCTTCGAGCTGGGCTTGCAGAAGGTGCTCGTCGCCGCCGCGATCGTGCTGGCGCTGCTGGCGTTCGTGGTCGCGATCGTGGAAGCCCGGCGGCGCCCGCCGGCGACCGAGCTGGCGCTGCTCGGCGGCATCGCGATGGTCGCGGCGATCGTCGCCGCGGTGCTGGTGCTGAGTGCCTCGGCCGGTCATTCGTGTGGGCGGCGGTTCTCCGGCGTTGCTTCCTATTATTCCAACGGCGAGAGCGGCAGCCGCACGGCCTCCGGCGCGCGTTTCAACGATGCGCTGCCGACCGCCGCGCATCGCTGCCTGCCGTTCGGCACCAGGCTGCGCGTCACGCGCGCCGGGCGCTCCGTGATCGTCACCATCAACGATCGCGGCCCGGCGGCGTGGACCGGCCGCGTGCTCGACCTGGCGCGGGCGCCGGCGGCCTCGCTCGGCATGCTCGGCGCCGGCATCGCCCGGATCGAGGCCGAAGTGATCGACTGACGCCGCGTTCGACATCGCAACAAACCAGAGGGGTTCAATCATGTGGGGACTGTTCGTCGCCGCGCTGCTGCTGCTCGCGGGCATCTGGTGCGCGATCCAGCGCTTGCGCGGCCTTGCCGCCGTGCTGATCGCGGTCGCGCTGTCGCTTCTGGTGACCAAGGCCTTCGCCCGCGATGACGGCCGCTATGCCAATTCCGCGCTCAAGCCCTGGTTCGACAGCTTGCGCAGCGGCAAGGGCCCGTGCTGTTCCGATGCCGACGGCTATGTGCTCTCGGAGGTCGACTGGGAAAGCGCCGACGGCCGCTACCGCGTTCGCGTGCCGATCAGCAATGACGAGGCCGACAACAATGTCCTCATCTGGGTCGACGTTCCTGAGGATGCCGTCATCACCGAGCCCAACCGCGCCGGCCGCACCATGGTCTGGCCGATCTGGGGATTTCAGGGGCCGACGATACGCTGCTTCATGCCGGGGTCGATGACGTGAGGTTAGTCGATCTCGATCCCCAGTGGATCATGAAGGACGGCGAGCGAGTGGGTTTCACCTTCTTCAGTCCGGTCCAGTCCGCAGGCATGGGCAAGAGCCGGTGGCGCCAAAGCTGTTTTCCAAACCCGACGCCCACGGACGAACAATTCGAGCTGCTAGGCGATGCCCCTGTGCAGCATTGCAACCCGTCCTGTGGGTGGAAGATCGCCGGCGGGATCGATGTGGCGAGTTTCGAAACGATGACAGTGACGCCGTCGATCGACGGTAGCGCTGGCGGGCTCTGGCACGGCTTCATCACCAACGGCGAAATCCGGTGAGCCGTCTACCCATCCGCATCAAGCCGCGCCGCGTAAAACACTGCTATGTCGGCGCGCCGGCGATCTTTCGGCTCGAGATCGCGTGCCAGAAGCTCGAGGATGCGTGGCCGGACGCCTTCGGCTGTTACCTCGTCGGCTCCTGCCTGGAGCGTCCGGACTTCCGTGACGTCGACGTCCGGATGATGATGAAGGACTACGATTTCACGCGCGAGTTTCCGGACTGCCATTCGCTCGACGGCCACTGGGAGCACGATCCGAAGTGGCTGGTAATGACGGTGGCGATCACCGGATGGCTGCGCGAACAAACGGGCCTGCCGATCGATTTCCAGTTCCAGCCGCAGACCTTTGCCAATAAGCATCACAGCGGCACCCGGCATGCGATCGGGATACGTTACGCCTCTCGCCGAAAGCAAGGGTGAGGAGACCTCGACGTCTCCTCGATCGTGTCAAACCTCCTCAAACTGAAGTCCGGCGCGGGGTGCCCCTCGCGCCGGACTTTTTCATTCGGGCGTCCAGTGCGGCCGCAGCTGAAATCCGCCCAGCTCGAACGTTGGCGCTGTTGGATTCCACATATCGAGGACCTCGAACCGATCTTTTTCCGAGAACATGCGGCGATCGTGCTTGGTCGGTCCGACGATTTTGAGAAACCGCTCGGTTCCGGATTCGTCCGAAAGCCGAAAAAGATCGCCGGGCTTGATCGCGCGCGCTTCTTCGCCCGCGGGCAGGAGATGAAACTCTGTCCCGCCGTCATGAGTCTCATATCCCTTGATCCAGCCGAGGTCCTCGAGACGTTCGAACTTGCGGATGTTCGAGCCGGCGGGGGCGACATATCCGGGATTGAAGGCGGTTGACATGAGTAGCTTGCGGTCCGTTGCGGTCGGTCGCAACGGCTGGTATTCGAGGACGGGCGTATCCGTGCTGCCGCTGACATGTTGCGTGAGCTTGATCTCCGCATCGTCGGGTAACAGCGAGATCGCGATCGCGATTGCCTGATGATGAGCCGCGCTTGAAGGGAACCTGAACGCCCGCGCCTCTTCGTCGTCGCGGGGAAGGCCGATAACGAAGACATTTCCCCGCGGCGTCTGTAGCAGTTGCTCGGCGAGCTTGGCGCCGGCTGCGTGAATCCCGCGTGACAACGTCTGCAACTCATTGATCGCCCAGCTCGGCGCCGGCCTGCGGTCGCTCGACCAGGACTTTACCGTGTCCAGCCTGGTGCCGTGTACGTGTTCGGCCGCCTCAGCCTGTGAGATCCCGCAGGCCTCGCGCAAGAGATTGTAGACGCTCGTCATGGCGTCGCTCCTTTTCGTTCGATTGATGCAGGTGAAAAGGTGCGGCTCCCGTTTCCGGGAGCCGCTGTCGCTCAGTTGTGGTCGTGATCGAAGCGCTCGTCATAGGTCTGGCGCTCGCTCATCATCCCCGCAGCCCGCAGGCCAGCGACGGCCTTGGTGTAGCGGGAGGCGCGGCGGCGATCCGGAATCCGCTCGGTCACTTCATCGGGGTGGAAGTTCATGATGCGAGCCATCCCAACGATATGCTGGCGGGTGATCTTGCCGTTGACCGCCAGCTTTTCGAGATAGGCGAGGCCGATGCGCTCGGCGCGGTCGCGCAGGGCCTGTACCTCGTTGAGCGGATTGCGCTTGCGGAAGAAGTTGAACATGTAAGGACTCCATTTCCTTGTTCAGCATCGGGCCAATCCCAACGCTGAAAACAGTGTACACGCCGAGTGTACAAAGTCAACGCCCTAACGAATAATCCGAAAAGATTTTGCGCGCTTGCTCCGCTCGATCGCCGGCGACGGCTTCCCGGTATTGAGTGCGCGCATCAAGCCGATGCGGGCGAGCATGGTATCGCCGCCGCGCTCGGCGACCAGCAGGACCGCCTCGGTCGCCGCCTGCCATTCCGGCCGCTTCTGGGCCGCTGCCGGCAGCGCGGCGATATACTCGCCGGCATCGAGCAGCGTCAGCAGCTGGCGTCCGTCCGGCAGCGCGATCGGCTCGTCGAAGGCGGCGGACCAGCTCATCCGCGCCGATGCCAGGGCCGCGAGCGGTCGGCATCGATTGCGCGGGCCTGCCGGATCTCGTCATAGCTCAGCTGGGTTTGCACCTCCGTCCATGCGGTCCGGAAGTCGATCTTGGCCGCCTCCAGGCTGCCGGCGCGTCCGCGATGCGCGCTTCGCTGCGGAACATTCGGCAGGCCGCAGGACCATTGCCAACCGTCCTTGCCGCCAACGGCGACCGTCTTGAAGATGCGGCCGATGGTGATGCCGTCCCAGATCACGACATAGTCGCCGGGGACGGTCTCGCCGCCGATCACGGTGCGGCGCAGGGTGAGGTCGTCGGGCATGGTGGCGGTATGCCGTGAGAACGTCCCCGGAACAACTGATCCTGTTTTAGTGGCTGGCAAAACCGCTCCCGTTTGCCATCCGTGCCGACTTTGCCAACCTGCGCAGGACAGAAAGTTCTTTTGTTTTCAATCGTATTCCGGTGCCGGCTGAGGGGATTGAACCCCCGACCTTCGGTTTACAAAACCGCTGCTCTACCGCTGAGCTAAGCCGGCAATCCTGGAATCCGGGCAGGGCGGCAGGCGTCGGGCCCTCCGCCCGTGCGCGCCGCAATATCAGACGTGGTTGGAAAGGGCCAGAACCTCCGCGCAGATTGCAGTCATGAATCAGGCGGCCCGAGGGCCGCCTGATCCGTTTCGCTCAACGCAAATCCGCTTACTGGCACAGATGCGGGCGGCCGTCCTCGCCCTTGAAGTACGTGCCCGGCGTGCAGACGAAGCCGTTGCGCTGGGCATAGCTGCGGGTGTCCCAGCCGCGGTTGTCCCAACCACGATTATCCCAGCTGTCGTCGTAGGCGTAGCTGTTGTCCCAGGCGCGGGCAGGCGCTGTTGCAACCGCCGCCGCAGTGCCGATCGCGGCGCCGGCTACGCCGGCCGCGACGTCAGTCGGCCAGAAACCGGTGCGGCTCCTGTTCCAGTCGTTGTTCCAGTCGCCATTGCTCTGGCGGTAGGCCGCGCGGCGCTGGCGAGTGCCGCTGTCGGTGTAGGGATTGCCGGGGCCGAGGTTCTGGCAATTGGCATTCGGGAATTGGGCCGAGCAGCGTGCCGGATTGGTGACCACCGCTTGTGCCATGGCGGAGCCGGCCAGCATGGTCGATGCGACCGCAACGGCGCCGAGGAGTTTCAGTTTCGTCATTATGCGTCTCCCGTCTAAGTGATGGGGGCTAAACATCGGCGCCGGTGGATGTTCCGACCAAACAGTTGGATTTCGCGATACAGCGGTCAAACGGGTGTGAGCGCTTGGAAAGGGTTCCGGCGCGTCCCTGCACCTCGTTAACGCTTCGCTAGCTCGCGTTGCGGCATTTGAGCGGCGCGCAATCCTTGCACGTTAGGCTTACCGGAAGTTGGTGAGCGGACCTTAACCCTCTCTGCGTCCCGATCGGATAGGTTGTGGCCGGATAATTGGGATCTCCTCATGCGCGCCATGGTGCTCGCCGCCATTCTGATCGGACTGCCGGCGACGGCGTTTGCCGGCGGCGGCTTCGATATCGTCGTTCCCGGCCGCCCCGGTGTGCCCATCATCATCAATGGTATCGATGCGTCCTACACCGTCGTCGAAGGTGTCTGGGGCCTCGGCAAGAACGTCCAGGTGCAGCCGACCATCTATGGCGGGCGCTATGTCGCCGAGCGGCAGCCCGCCGAGGTCGGACATTATTATCCGACGCTGGGCCTGCGGCCCGGCTACGGCCGGCTCGAGGTCGAGCCGCCCGCGAACCGCAAATTGCCCAAGCCTGCCGAGAGCTATCATCAAAGCTGGGGCGCGCAATCGGCGCCGTTGCCCGCGCAGATGGACGTTCCCGTCGATCCGCCGCCGGTGATCCTCGCGCCCGAGATCAACGACCGTCCGCGGCGTCCTCGGCCGCGGCCGCACGCAGAAATGCCCGTCAAACCGCCGGGTTAA